TCTATATCTCTCATGGACCCCGTTGAAAACCTTGCAGTTCGCATGATGAAAGAAGCGGCAGACAAGACTGCAACTTTAGCTGGTGATGGCACAACTACAGCTATTGTTTTAACTGAAGCTTTAGTAGAACATGGGACTTGCGCAATGGGTGAGGATATAAATAGAACCGAAGTTTTAAAATGTTTAGTTGACCAAACGAAATTAGTTGTAGAGGAGTTGAAAAGTAAAAGCCACGAAATAGATAAGAGTAAGCTTAGAGATGTAGCTGTTATATCGGCCAATAATGATAATGAGATTGGAAAAATAATCGCTGATGTATACGAAAGTGTAGGTCAAGACGGAATTGTTACTGTGGAAAAATCACAAACCAGCGATACTTATTTTGAAACCACAAATGGTATTAAAGTAGACAGAGGTTATTTATCTCCTTTATTTATAAATGACCAGAAAAAAGATGAGTGTGTACTAGAAGATGTTTACATCATGGTGTCGGATGCAGAGATAAACAATATACTTCAAATAGAAAATATTCTCAAACCTATAATAGCCGACAATAAAAAATTATTAATCATTGCTCCATGCTCAACCAATGTGACAAACACTTTGGCAGCAAACGTAATGAAAAGAAATTTAAAAATATGTTCTATCACGCCTCCTTCTTTTGGATACAAGCAACATGAGTTAATGCAAGACATAGCTTTATCTGTGGGGGCAACATACTTCAGCGAGAAGACAGGGGATGACTTGAGTATTATTAATTTTACTGATTTGGGTCATGCGGCTAAGGTGATAGTTAGTCGAGACTCAACGGTCATCCTTAAAGATGAAACAAAAACTAACGAATCTCAGATTGAAGAAAGAGTAAAAGAATTATGGATTGCTCATGAGAATGCAAGTAAAAAAGCAGATAAGGAATTTATTGAATCAAGGATTGCATCTTTGACGGGTGGAATAGGCGTTATATATGTAGGAGGCAATACAGACTTAGAACAAAAAGAGTTGTATGATAGAGTAGATGATGCAGTCTGTGCTGTGAAGTCAGCACTAGAGGAAGGTATATTGCCTGGCAGTGGACTAGCTTTGTACCGAATTTCGCAAGATTTTGAAAAAAAGAAGACTAAAGACAAAAATTTAAAAATTGCTTACGCAATTTTAGCGAACTCTCTAAAGTCTCCTTTGACCCAGATACTAGAAAATGCAGGATTAAGTGTAGAGGAAATTTATAAAGATGTGAAAGGTTGGAAAAAAGGTTATGACTTGAAAAATGAAAAGTATGGTGACTTAATAAAAATGGGAGTCATAGACCCAATGAAAGTTACAAAGTGTGCGCTTCAAAATGCAGTGAGTGTAGCAGTAACTATTCTTTCTACTAATGCAATAATAACAATGGCACGTTCATATGAAAGCGATAGGTAAAAATATAGTTGTAAAAATAATTGAAGAAGAGATTGAAACAGATTCAGGGCTGTTGCTGTCTCAAGAAGATGCAAAAGGATTGCGTTATCAAAAAGCAGAAGTTATAGAACCAGGAAGTGATGTAACTGTTATCAAAAAAAAGGACACTATTTATTTTGACAAAAGACAATCTTACACCATGATAATAAAAGGCGAACAGGTTACAATTACTCAAGAGCGAGATGTCGTTGTTGTTTTATAGTATTATTCATTTCTATAATCATATTCCTATATACCTTGTCTGAGTACGACACATTTTTAGCAAACATTTTATTTTGTGAGGGGCTGGTCGGTATTTCTTCTCCATTTAATTTTTTGTAAATAGAGGTCAGCATTCTTTTTGCTTTAAAAGACAATTGATATAAAGCTTTGTGCTTACCTACTCTTTTTCTAAATACTTCTATCCATCCAAGTTGTCTAAGCTTTTCAAACCTTTGTTTATCCCAGCTTAATATCTCATTAAACTCTTGAAATTTATCTTTAGAAAAGTAGTCTTCAGATTTTAAAAACAAAAGTATATCTAAGTCAGATTGAGATAAATTATATTTAATTTTTATATATTGACGAATTACTCTCCAATATTTTAGATAATTATTTTGCATAAATTAATTTTTGTAAATTTGTAACAAAGTTAATAAAATGGCGGGTAGAACGAAAAAGAAGAAAAACAAAATATGTCCAGCTGGAATAGCTTGGGCCAAAAGAACTTTTGATAGATACCCTAGTGCTTATGCAAATATGGCGGCAAGCAAATATTGCAAAGACCCTAATTACGCAAAAAAAAGTAAGAAATAATGGATGCAAAAAAATTAAAAAAAATTTCAAGCGAATTAAAAAAAGCTTCAGCTATGCATAAAGGGCAAGCTTTAAAAATAGATAACATGCTAAAATCATTAAAGAAAAAGAAATGAGTAAATTAGCAAAAGGAAACCGACCTAGAAAAAAAAATGGGAAAAGTGATTTAGGTATGCAAAGTGTAATACACGGATTAGATAATAATCCTAATGTTACAGCAGCAGACCCAAAAGCCAAATTTATAGCAAATAGTAAAAAATAGAAATTATGCCTACAGTAAAAACAAAAAATGGTAAAAAAGTTTTTCCTTATAATGCAGTTGGTAAGGCTCAAGCAGACTCTTATGCAAAAATGCATGGAGGAAAAATGAAAATGAACCCAGGGTATGGAAGTGAAAAGAAGAGCTATTAATAGTGGAAAAAATTCACTATAGCGATAAATATTTATCTCCTGCTCAAAGGATATTACCTAAAGCAGTAAAGAAAAAAATATTTCAAAAGCTTGTAGCAAAACATAAGAAAAAGTAAATGGGTGAATTAAAAAAATGGAGAGAACAAAAATGGGTTCGTATTGGAACCGATGGCTCTATACTAGGAGCTTGCGGTACTAGTAAGGATACAAAAAACCCTGATAGATGTCTGCCATTAAGTAAAGCTAGAAGTTTAACAAAAGCTCAAAGAGCCGCAACGGCTAGAAAGAAAAAAAGAAAAGGTCGTAGAAGACAATTTGTTTCTAATACGCCAGCGGCAAGAGTAACAAGATAAAAATAAAAAAATGGGAAAAATTAGTAACACTTCATCATATCCAAACGCTGTTCCAGCGAACAGTGATATGCTTATATTTACAGACGTATCAGACAACAACAATACTAAGACTTGTAAGTTTAGTCAAATAGATTCTTCTATTCTTTATGACTCATACACATGGACTATGACGGGTTCTGAAATATATAATTTATTTAGCACAACACCTGGCACCACAATAAGAACACCTATTCTTAGTTTGTCGATACCTGATAACTCAGTGTTATTAATAAATAGAGTGTTGGTAAATACACAATTTGTAAACACTGCATATCCTAGAAATGCTAGCGATGATTTATTCATTCAGTCAGGACAAGTTTCTTATGATGGAGCAGCTTATCAAGAATTAGCAGGGGTAGAACTAAAAAACTGGGAAGGAATTGGATTAAGCGCAGGACAAAGTTCAAATGGAGTTGTTGAAGTAACTAGTCCAGACAGTCATGCTTTTGTAAAAAATGGATATTTTAACTATACCACTAATTATCCTGCATTATATTTTAAATCAATATATACTGGACCTACAGCAGTAAACACAGGAGACGCTAAAATTACATTCAAAGTAGAATACGCTATACAAGATTTCAATACTATATAAATCATGGCCAACAAAAAAAACATGAAGTGTAATGTTGTCATGAGAAGCGACAGGCCTGGCAAAAAAAAAATGGTCAAAGCTTGCGAAGGAGGTAGAGAAAAATTAATACACTTTGGAGCAAAAGGTTATGGCCACAATTATTCAGCTGCTGCTCGTAAATCTTTTAGAGCAAGACATAAGTGTAATACTGCAAAATCTAAACTAACCGCACGATACTGGGCATGCAAAAAATTATGGGCTGGTCCAGGGGGTTCAAAAAAATCTTCACCAAAAAGTAGACAAGGAAAATATTAGTATCTTTGCTTTATACAAAAATTAAAAATCAGAGTGTTGTAAGGGTCTAAAATTTTAAAAAACCTTTGAATACTCACAAAGTATTAAAATTATGATGAAACAAGGATACAATTCAAGACTAGACGAATCACTAGGAAACAAGCATGGAAAAAAGTCTCAATCTATGAAAGATAGAAGAGATGAAAGTAAAGCTATGAGCAAAAAAGATTATGGACACGCATATGGCGGAGACCATTCTATGAGCTATGAGCATAAATGCATTAAAGACGGAAAAGTACATGAGCATTTAATGAAGATTATAAAAAAATGAAAAAATTATTTTTCAAACTACAATGTTTGTGGAATGCTTTAATGTTAAAGCTAACAATAAACGTTAGTAGTTGCCCTTATAAACTATGTAAATGTAAATAAAATGAAGTCAAAAGGCTTAGGCGATACTATAGAAAAAATAACAAAAGCAACGGGAATTAAAAAAGTTGTTGATACTGTTAGTAAAGCAACTGGAAAAGATTGCGGGTGCGGAAAAAGACGAGACAGCTTAAACAGAATTTTTCCCTACGATAGATAATATATATGAAGTTTTCAGAATTTAACATAGCGGTAAATACATCGCAAATAGATTTTATAGTTGGATTTAAAGGATTACAAAACTTTAGAATAAGTCCAAGTGATTTAGTTGGAACTTTTTCAAGTTTAAACTTTATAACAAATTCTGGAAGCGGAACAGTAGATTTAGGTACACAAGCTTTTACAATAGTAGGCTCTAGCAATCAGATTCAAACATCGGGTGTTAATCAAACTATAACAATAGGCTTAACCAATGATATAACAATTAATGGCGAACTTACTGTTTCTGGAAGTGGACAGTCTTCATTTGGAGGACAGGTAACTATACCTTCCACGCCAGTTGCTGGAACAGATGCAGCAAGTAAAAGCTATGTTGATAGTCAAGTAACTGTTCAAGATTTAGATTTTAGTGGAGATAGTGGAAATGGTTCTGTTGATTTAGATAGTCAGTCATTAGGTATTACAGGTACAACAAATCAAGTTACTACTAGTGCAACTAACCAAACACTAAATATTAGTTTACCCACAACAGTACATAGAAACCTACAAGGAGATGTAACAGGTAATGTTACTGGGGATTTAACTGGGAATGTTACTGGGGATTTAACTGGGAATGTTACTGGAAATGTAACAGGTAATGCAGATACTTCAACAGGTATTTTAATAACTGCAGATAATACAGATACTTCGAGAAGAATGGTTTTTACAGAATCTAGTAACCTTACTGATACAGATGGTAGGATATTCAAAGATAGTGCTAGTGATTTCTTTTATAATCCAAGCACTAATAAATTAACTGTTGGTACTGTTAATGGTAATGTAATAGGAGATTTAACTGGTGATGTTACTGGTAATGTTAGTGGAGATTTAACTGGAAATATAACTGCAACTTCGGTATTAGCAGATGGAGTTACAGGAACAACTCAATCAACAAGTGATAACTCAACTAAAATAGCCACTACTGCTTATGTAGATGCACAGGCAGGTTTAGCAGACACTTTAAGCGAAGTTTTAGTTGGCGGAAATACTACAGGAGCAACTAAAATAGAAGTAGATAACACTTCAAGTGGAATAGATTTTATAGACAATGCAAAAGCAAGGTTTGGAACAGGGAATGATTTAGAAATATATCACGACGGTACTGATTCATATATTGACGAAGTTGGAACAGGTAATTTAAAATTAAGAGGTGGTGATGCTGTTCAAATATACAAAACAGGGACCACTGAAATAATGGCTGAATTTATTGTAGATTCAAAAGTTAGTTTATACTATGATAACTCTAAAAAGTTTGAAACTACAAGTTTAGGTGTTAGTGTTACGGGTGATGTAACAGTTACAGGAGAATTAACTGTTTCAGGAACAGGTCAAAGTAGTTTTGGAGGTCAAGTAACAATACCTGCGACACCAAGTGCAAGTACAGATGCCGCTTCAAAAGGATATGTAGATGACTTAGTTACTGCACAAGACTTAGATATTACTGATGGAACTAATAATTCAAGTGTTGACTTAGATAGTCAAACTTTAACATTTACTGAAACAGCTAATGAAACTACAGTTGTAGTTAGTGCGCAAGAGGTTACAATAGGATTACCTAATGATGTAACAATTAGTGGAACATATACTGGGACTACTTTTGCAGGACAGCTTAATGGAACAATTAGCACTAATACTACAGCAATTACTCAAGCTGCAAATAATAACAGCACAAAAGTAGCGACAACAGAATATGTCGATACTTCAGCTGGGAATTATTTACCTCTTGCGGGTGGAACCATGGGTGGCAATATTGCCATGGGTGGTAATAACATCTCAGGTGGTGGGACTGCTACATTTAATTCTTTTGTTGGAGCATTAACAGGAAATGCATCAACAGCTTCAGCTTTGTTTAACTCAGGTGATATTACCTTAACTGGAGATACTACCTCTACTAGCGGCGTATCCTACACATCAGGTGGGAATGTCGCAATTAATACAAGTATATCAGACACTACAGTAACAGGAAAACTAATAACAGGTGTTAATTTAGGAACATCGCAAAACATTGCAGCAACAGATACTATACTTGAGGCATTTGGATATTTACAAGCTCAAATAACTCAATTACCACAAGGTTTGGTATATAGTGGAACATGGAATGCCAACACAAACACCCCAACACTAGCAAGTGGAACGGGAACAACAGGGCATTTTTACATTGTTAGTGTTGCAGGTAGCACCAACTTAGATGGGATTACAGATTGGCAAGTAGGAGACTGGGCTATTTTCATAGAATCTGGCGCAACTGATACATGGCAAAAAATAGATAACACTTCGGCTATTACTGGGACAGGAACAAATAATGCAATAGCTAAATGGACAGGGCCAAGTACTTTAGGAACAGGATTAATTACTGATGATGGTACGACTGTAACTATTGGAAACTCTGGAGATTTATTAGTCGCAGGTGATGGAACAATTACAGGAAACTTATCGTGGGGTTCTTTAACAGACACAGGTGAAAGTATAACTATTACAAAGTTTGTAGACGAAGCAGATGGTATTCCTTCAAATGATAATGATACAAGCATACCTACGAGTGCGGCAGTAAAAAATTATGTAGACATTCAGATAGATAATTTTGACACATTAGCTGAAGTATTGGCTAATGGTAATACCACAGATGGTAATAATATTATTTTTGGAGATTCGGGTGCAATTGGCACAGATGACACATTAATGTTTGGTGCAGGCAACGATTTGAGAATTGCACATAATGGAACAGATTCCGTTATAAGAAACTTTACAGGTGGTCTGTATTTTGACCAAAAAGTAGTTGATGGAGATATTTATTTTAGAGCAGATAATGGTAGTGGTGGTACAACAGAATATTTTAGACTAGATGGTAGTTTTGAAAAAACAGTATTTTCTAAAGATATTTTCTTAAACGATAGCGTAAAAGCATTATTTGGTAATTCAAGCGACTTACAAATATATCACGATGGTAGTAATAGTTATATAAATGAAACAGGAACTGGTAGTTTAATTACACAAGCATCTGATTACTTTTTAAGAGTAGGTGGCACTAATAATACAAATAATGCTATTGTAGCTGCTAATGCTGGAACAGTTACTTTATATTATGCTAACTCCGCAAAATTAGCAACTACAAGTACAGGAGTTACTGTTACAGGCAATATTGATGGAGTTGGAAATTTATTTTTACAAGATTATATTTATCACTCAGGAGATGGAGATACATATTTTGGTTTTCCTGCGGCAAATGAATTTAAAGTTACGGTTGGTAATTCAACTAAAATGTTTGCAGACGCTAATGCTGCATATCTATATTATCAAGGTAGTTCAAAATTACAAACAACAAGTTCAGGTGTTTCTGTAACTGGCTCTATTGATATTACAGGGGATTATAAAATAGATGGTAATATACTTATTGGAACAACAAGCACTTATACTATAATAAGAAATCCAGAGGAAACAAGTGCAATATTTCTAGGTGATAGTGCTGACCCATCAAATTATTATAATAATACTTCCCATATTTTTAGGAGTGCTGCAGGTGCTGTTTATTTAACTATAAATAGTTCATCAGCAACTTTTGCAGGAGATGTAAGTTTACCAGATGATAAAAAATTACTATTAGGTACAGGAAATGACCTACAAATTTACCACGATGGTAGTAATAGTTATATAAATGAAACGGGAACAGGAGTTTTAAGCATACAAAGTGATGGGTCAGAAGTGCAAATAAACAAAGGTGCTTCTGAATATATGGGTAGGTTTATAACAGATGCAGGAGTTAAATTATATTACGATAATTCTTTAAAGTTTGAAACTACAAGTACAGGTATTCAAATTTCAGATGCAGGTGCAGTTAAAAAAATAGTTTCATATTTTGATGGAGATTATACAAGTGGATTTAAGTTTTCTGATTTAAATGGTGGTATTTGGTATGATGCAGGTGCAGATGATTTATATTTAAATGCAAATCACGCAAATAGTCAAATAATTTTACAATCTGGTGGCTCAACCACTTTGACTTTAGATGCTTCTAATAACGCAACTTTTGCAGGGTCAGTTCATATTGATACAAAAGCAAATTCTGGGCTAGCATATAATGTTTTAATTGACATAGGTTCAAATGGTGATGGAACAATAGGTTATCAAACACCAACTCAACTTGTAGATAATTTGACAGGTGGTTATAATGGTTTAACTTTTGCTGATGGTACAGAGGCGTTGGATACTGCTGCGGCCTGTGTAATAGCAACTCCATCAAGGTCATCAAGCCCTGACCCTGAAGATTATCAAAGGTCTTTTTCTACAGAATTTAAAGGTAAAGCAGCTTCAGGAAGTCCTGGAACTGGTAGTTCTTGGATAGGACTTGTTTCAATGTCTCCATATAGACCACAAACTTCAGGGTTTTATACAACTCAGTTAGGTTTTGGTGCAGATGGAACAAATGGCGATATGTTTATAAGAAGGGGAACTACAACTAGTTGGGGCGATTGGAGGAAATTTATAATATCAGACAGTTCTGGAAACACAACTTTTGCAGGGAATGTAAATTTAGGAGATGATAAAAAATTAAATTTTGGTGCTCTTCCAGATTATGAAATTTATCATAATTCAACTACTAACGTAAATCATATATCTTCATTATCAGACAGACAGTTATCAATAAATGCAAACAATATTTTTTTAACTAACCAAGCAAATAATGCTAACTTTTTAGCTCTAAACAGCACAGCTGCAACCTTTAGCGTACCTCTTATTACAGGAGATATAACAGCTTTAGGTGCTGACTTTATTTTATCACACCCAGCAGGAGGAACAATGTTTATAAGGCGTAATGACACTACTATTGATGAAGGAAATGTTATTGGTTTAATAAACTTCCAAGGAGATGACCCAACCGACGGCACATTTAATACAGGTGCAATGATTAGGGTTACTGCTGCTGCCGATTGGTCAAGTGCAATTTATAATAGTGATATTGAATTTCATACACGAGACACCTGTGGTAATTTATTTAAAAATTTAACAGTTAGAGCAGATGGTGGTGTAGCTATTGGTCAAAACAACGATGGATATGCAGGTGAAATATTATCGGTTAAATCAGGTAGTGAAAACCACGTATTATATGGAGAAAGTACTGATGCAAATTGTTTTGCTTCTTTTAGAGATAATGCAAGTACAAATAATATTGAATACGGTGCAAGAGGTAATGACCACGTTTTGAGAAAAGACACAGCTGATTATTTTATAGTAAATAATGTTGGAGATGTTTATAACTATCAGTCAGTAAACAAAGCTAATACTTATTATGGTTATGATGCAGGAAATTATGACGGTACAGGTGGAAGCAATAATGCTTTTGGATATTCAGCGTTAAGTGATATTACAACAGGAACTGAAAATGTTGCAATTGGTAGAAACGCAGGACACGCAATAACAACAGCGTCGCAATGTGTTCTTATAGGGCACGAAGCAGGAGATGCTCTAACAACAGGCGGTAATAACACAGTCATTGGCTCATTAGCTTTTAGTGCAGCAACAGGTCAAACACATAACGTTGTAATCGGTAGAGCAGCAGGTCAGTTAGCAACCTGTAATCAATCAATTTTAATTGGTAGTGATGCAGGAGAAAACTTACAACAAGATGAAAATGTTTTTATTGGTTATAAATCAGGTAGGGTTGCACAAGCTGCAACACAAAACGTAGGTGTTGGTACGAATACTTTATATACATTATCATCTGGCGACTATAACACAGCTATTGGACACAATGCAGGTTTTGCATTAACGACAGGAGTTAGAAATACATTAGTAGGTTACTTAGCAGGTGATTCGTTAGGTGCAGCAGATAGTAACACATTTATTGGCGACCAAGCAGGTGCCACTACAACAACATCATCTCAAAATGTAGCTATAGGTTGTGAGTCTTTACAATTAAATGTAAGTGGCGGTAATTTAACAGCTATTGGTTATAGGTCTTTAAAAAATAATACAGGAAATTATAACACAGCAGGTGGTTTTCGTGCTATGGAAGCAAACACAACAGGTCAAGAAAACACATCTTGGGGTAGATTTTCTTTGTTTTCAAACGTAGATGGAGACAGAAATACAGCTGTTGGTAATAGTGCATTAGAAGATAACACTTCAGGTAATAATAATCAATGTTTTGGTTATGCAAGTTTTTACGATAATACTACAGGTAGCGAAAATACTGGTATGGGTTATTTAACTGGTTATGAAAATACTACAGGGGCTCAAAACACTTATTGTGGTAGCGAAGCAGGTAGAAATAATGTTACAAGTGCATATAACACAGGTATTGGTTATCAAGCTTTATATTATAACACAGGCGAAGCAAATGTTGCTCTTGGTAGGAGAGCAGGTTTTCATATGACAACAGGGAGCTCAAATGTATTTATTGGATATGGTGCTGCTGCCGAAAGTTCAGCAGGTGGTGCTCACAGTTCAAATGCTTGTGTTGGTATTGGAAGAATAGCGTTAAGTAAACTCCAAAGTGGTAGTAACAATACTGCTGTTGGTATGGAAAGTATTAGACAAGCTACAAGTGGACATTCAAGTACTGCAATTGGTAGGTCATCATTAGAAAATATGACTAGTGCAACACAAAATACTGCCGTTGGAATGAACGCAATAAGAAACGCAACAACAGGAAGTGGTAATATTGCTATGGGTTATGAAGCAGGAGATAAAATTACTACAGGTGGTAGTAATATTGCTATTGGATATGCTGCAAATGCTGGTACTACAGGTACAGCTAATTTATGTATTGGAGATGCAGCAGGTTTTGAATTAACAAGTGGTGATAACAATATATTAATCGGTAAAAATGCTGGAAGAAATCCATCTGTAACGAATTCATTAGCACAAGAAACTACAGGTGATAACTCAATACAAATTGGTAACAAATCACACACAAGTGCTTCTGTAAATGTTGCTTGGACTATTGTATCAGATAAAAGAGACAAAACAAATATTAGTAATTTAGATAAAGGTTTAGATTTTATAAACAAATTGAAGCCTGTATCTTACGAAAGAAGAAAAAACAGAACGACACAAGAAACAGATAATAAAAAAAGATATGGATTTTTAGCACAGGATGTTTTAGAATTAGAGGAAGAAAATCCTGTTATAGTAGATAATACAGATGCAGATAATTTAAAACTAACAAGTGATGCTATTGTTCCTGTGTTAGTTAATGCAATAAAAGAATTAAAAGCAGAAATTGAAATATTAAAATCAAAAAATTAAATAATTATGGATTTAGAATTTACACCAGAACAAGTACAAAAACATATTACTAATTGTTTTGATAGTTGGGATATATGCGAAAAATATTCAGTGATGGAGTCTTTAGACGAAGAACAAAATCTTGAATATTGCAGAAATATAGAACATATACAAATACAACTTAATAATGATTGGTTCGTTGATGGCTGTACTTCAGAGCAAAAAGAAAAGCTTGAAAAGTACAATACTGAAGAGTATAAAGAAATGATAAAAAAAGATTAAGAAAAATACATTATTTTTGTATTATATGTTTAAAAAAGAAAATCAAACCACTTCAGGTGGTAATATTGAAATTGTTTATGAATACATAAATACCAATGGCTAAGGGTTTTACATTTGTACATAGATATAAAAGTAAAAAAAGAAGACCAGGTGTTCATGCAAAAACTAAAACAAGCAAATGCAAAGGAAGTAAGAATTATAAGAAACTTTACATAGGTCAAGGAAGATAATGCAAGATTTAAGATTGTACATAATAAATTCAATAGTTTTAGCTTTTTCTTTTGCAGACTATGTAGTAGATATATTAAGAATAATTTTATTAGTAGCGACTATAGTCTATACAATAAAAAAAACACAAGAACTCAATGGCAACAAAAATAGGTGAAGATACTAATGTACAGGTTGACTTAAAAACCATCGGAATCATCATAGCTGGAACTATTTCTTTAGCTAGTATGTGGTTTACATTACAGGGTGATATACAGGATTTGAATAACAAGATTGATAGTTTTAGTGGCGAGGAGTTTGTTCAAAAAATGGAATTTCAGCTAAAAGACGAGCTGGTGAGGAGCACCATAATACAAATTGAAAAATCGACAGATGGTTTAAAAGAGGATATATTAGACAATAAAGAGTCAATAAAAGAATTAGAAGATAAAGTTTATAAAAGATGAAGCATGTAATTTTTGTAATATTTGTCCTATTCATTTCAGCAATAACAAGCGCACAAGATATGACATTACTACATATAAATTCAAAATGGAACTCTGATAATGATTACAAATATCTCAAACAATTAAAAGGTGTTGAAGTATTAAAAGTAAAATTAGAGGACCAACCCCCAGCAATCAAAAATCAAATAAAATCAGTTCCAACAATTATTTTATATGATAATAAAACCCAAAAACCAAAAGGGCAATGGGCTGCTGATTTATCTTTCAAGTTAGAAATTGAGCCAGAAAAAATTCAAGAATGGATAAATAGGTCTAAGATGCAATTTACAAGAAGGTCAAGCACAAATTAATAAATTATGATTAGTAAACATATTTCTGAAAAGGAAGCAACCAAGTCGGTTACTGCTTTAAGATTAGGCATTGACAACACACCAAATGGTGATGCAATAGCTAACATGAAACAATTAGCAGAAAAAGTATTTGAACCCCTCAGAGAATGGGTTGGTGGTCCAATAAAAATCAACAGCATGTACAGGTCACCAGCTCTCAATGAAGTTATTGGGGGAAGTTCCAAATCTCAGCATTGTTGTAAAGGTGGCGCATCTGCAATTGATATTGATGACATTTATGGTCATAAAACTAACGCTGAAATGTTTTATTGGATAAAAGAAAATGTAAATTTTGACCAAATGATTTGGGAGTTTGGTTCAGAAACAAACCCTGATTGGGTTCATGTATCGTATATCGGCGAAGATAAAAACAGAAACAGAATTTTAAAAGCCGTAAGAGACGATGGTAAAACAAAATATATAGATATAACAAATGCCTGAAAAAAAGAAATTTAAAAATACTACAGTAGGAAAACTGCTTTTAGGAGCAGCGGGAATGATAAATCCAACGCTAGGAAGCGTATTGCAAGGAGTTACAAGTCCTAAAGATGCTATAGCTGCTATTGGTAAATCTGATGTTAGCAATGAAGATAAAATTAAATTACAACAACTTATTTATGAACAGCAAAATAAAGAATTAGAGTCGGTAACTTCTCGTTGGCAAGCAGATGCAGCAAGTGATAGTTGGTTGAGCAAAAATGTAAGACCTTTAGTTTTAGTATGGTGTATTGTTATATTTTCATTTGCTGGTATATTAGACAGCATTGATAATGTTCCATTTCATATAAATGAAGTTTGGAACGACACTTTTGAAAAGGTCATGATGGCTACGGTTTTAGCCTACTTCGGAGGAAGGACGACAGAAAAGGCAACATCAATGTTCAAAAAACAATAATGAAAATATTTTTATTTTTCATGTTATCATACTTATATGGATGTGCTTTATATTATATAAATAAAAATTCATAACTTTGTAAAAATTAAATTAAATAGATATGGCAGAAAAAAAACCTCAAAAATTAAATAAAGAAGAGTTAGAAATACTACAAAAACTCAACAAAGATTTTCAACTTATAAAAAACCAATTAGGAGATATTGAAATATCAAAAAACAATGTTCTTAAAAATTTAAATATTATTCAAGCTATGTTTAAAGAAGAAGAAAAAAAGTTGATAGAAAAATATGGAGATAATGTGGTTATGAATTTGGAAACTGGAGAAGTCAAACCAACTGAAAAAAAAGAAGATAGTAAAGAGTAATGGATATTAGAAAAATATCTGTTGGTCCTGACTATAAATCAGGTGCTATGCACTATATAGTAGGTCAAAAGGTATTAAATAATTCTCATACTATACATTTAATTAAGTATGATTCTGAAAAACAGTCTTTTAAAATTTATATTGAAGAGAAAGATGTTGTAGTACTATGGAAAGAATTTACTTCTACTATTCCTGTTTCTATAGAGTATAATATAAATTTTTAATGAAATCCCCATTTCAGTTTATTGTAAAACCTGTAAATGGCAAAAGATATGATAATACAAAAAAAATATCAGGAATAGATTTTATTACAAGCACTTCACAAGAAGACCATAAATTTTCAAATCGTTATGCCCAAGTAGTTTCAACTCCTGTTAATTATTCAGGCCCTATACAAATAAACGATACTTTGTTAGTACATCATAATGTGTTTAAATTTTATTATGATATGCATGGTCAAGAAAAAAGCGGTAAAAGTTTTTTTAAAGACGATTTGTTTTTTATTGACAATGAACAATTTTTTATGTATAAACATAAAGACCAGTGGCATGCTCATGATAGATATTGTTTTGTAAAACCTGTTTCTACTGAAGACTCTTATATATTTAAACCTTTTTCAGAAGAGCCCTTAGTGGGTGTTATGAAATATCCAAATAATTATCTTAAATTAAAGGGTGTAAAAAAAGGTGATAAAATATCTTTTCAACCAGAAAGTGAATATGAGTTTATAGTAGATGGAGAAAAGTTATACAGAATGTTTGACCATCAAATTGCTTTACTATTATGACCAACAAAGAAATAAAACTAGAAATCATAAAAGCTGGAGAAAGAGCGGTTAAAGAATTAATTGATGTAGCTAAAGAGAAAATAATTAAACCTGACCCTGAAGATGAGTTAGCAGCAGATAGATTAAAAAATGCAGCTGCTACCAAGAAGCTTGCTATATTTGATGCGTTTGAAATATTAAATCGTATTGAACAAGAAAAAGAAGCTCTGTCAGGTAATGAAACAACAAATGTTAAAGTAGAAACAAAAAGAGGTTTTGCAGAAAGAAGGTCAAAATAGTTTATATAGCTTAGTTAAAAACTATATTCCTAAATCAGTAGTTTCTAATAAAAATAGAAACAAAAGCTGGATTTATGGATATAATCCTAAATATGATGTTGTTATAATTTCTAAATCTGGAGAGATTGGAGACATATACAATATTAGTGGTCTTCATATTGCTTTACCCAAAACACCTAAAGAATGTTTTGAAAGACATAAAAAAAAAGAAAATCAATATTGGAAAAGACATGAACTTCCCAAAGTTTTATTACGAATACAATCTATATTTCAATGGAATGAAATGCCTGGTGACTTTAAAAATCAATGGGTTGATTATATTGAAGGAGAGTTTGACAATCGAGAACAAGGATATTGGTTTAAAAATAAAGGTATTTCTACTTATGTTACTGGAGCTCATTATATGTATTTACAATGGACTAGTATTGATGTAGGTTATCCCGATTACAGAGAAGCAAATAGAATATTTTTTATTTATTGGGAGGCTTGTAAGGCAGACAAAAGAAGTTTTGGAATGATATATTTAAAGATAAGACGTTCAGGATTTTCGTTTATGGGTTCATCTGAGTGCGTAAACACGGGTACGTTAGCCAGAGATTCAAGAGTAGGTATACTTTCTAAAACAGGTTCTGATGCAAAAAAAATGTTCACAGACAAAGTAGTTCCTATTTCAAATAGACTGCCATTTTTTTTCAAACCTATTCAAGATGGTATGGATAAACCAAAGACAGAACTAGCATATAGGGTTCCAGCGTCTAAGATTACAAAAAAAAATATGTATTTAGTAGATGAAGATGAAATGGATGGATTAGATACCACAATAGATTGGAAAAACACAGATGATAACTCTTATGACGGTGAAAAATTATTATTATTAGTACATGATGAAAGTGGAAAATGGATAAAGCCTAATAATATTTTAAATAACTGGCGTGTTACAAAAACTTGTTTGCGATTAGGTAGTAAAATTATAGGTAAATGCATGATGGGTTCAACGTCTAATGCGTTAGATAAGGGAGGAAATAATTTTAAAAAACTATATGATGACTCAAATCCATTATTAAGAAATTCAAATGGTCAAACTAAAAGTGGTTTATACAGTTTATTTATACCTATGGAGTGGAATATGGAAGGGTTTATAGACAAACATGGTATGCCTGTTTTGAAAACTCCTGAACATTCTGTTCTGGGCGTTGATGGTGAGGATATTTATAAGGGAGCTATAAATTATTGGAAAGGCGAAGTTGATTCTTTAAAAAATGACGCTGATGCTTTAAATGAATTTTATAGGCAATTTCCTAGAACTGAATCCCATGCATTTAGGGATGAAAGTAAATCTTCGCTGTTTAACTTAACAAAATTATATCAACAAATAGATTATAATGATTCAATGATAAAAGAACATTTTTTAACTAAAGGTTCGTTTCATTGGAAAGACGGTATAAAAGACACACAAGTAATATGGACTCCAGATACAAGAGGTAGGTTTTTAATTTCATGGACTCCAAATAAATCTTTGCAAAACAATGTAATTAATAGAGGAGGGATAAAATATCCTGGCAATGAACACATAGGTGCTTTTGGTTGTGATAGCTATGATATATCAGGTACTGTAGGCGGAAGAGGTTCAAATGGCTCATTACATGGTTTGACTAAATTTAACATGGATGAAGCTCCGTCTAATGAGTTTTTTTTAGAATATATATCCAGACCTCAGACGGCTGAAATATTTTTTGAAGAAGTATTGATGGCGTGTGTGTTTTATGGTATGCCTATATTAGTTGAAAATAACAAACCTAGATTACTATATCATTTTAAAAATAGGGGCTATAGAGGTTTTAGTATGAACAGACCTGATAAATTATATAATAAATTATCTAAATCAGAACGAGAGTTAGGGGGTATACCCAATAGTAGTGAAGATGTAAAACAGGCTCACGCATCGGCTGTAGAGTCTTACATAGAAAAATATGTTGGAATAGATTTAAATGGTATATTTAGAGATACAGACGATATGGGAAGCATGCCATTTACAAGAACTTTAGAAGATTGGGCTAGGTTCGATATTAATAAAAGAACTAAATTTGACGCAACCATAAGTTCAGGACTTGCAATTATGGCTTGTCAGAAGAATTTATATCAGCCTGAAAAAAAAGAGTCAAAAATAAAAGTTAACTTTGCAAGGTATACTAATACAGGCAATTTAAGTCAGATTATCAGATGAAAGATGTAAAAATAAAAATTTCATCTGTAGGGTTTCCAAGTCAGTTTGTATCGGACGCAGAAAAAGCTACGATGGAATTTGGCTTACAGATTGGTCAAGCCATACAATATGAGTGGTTTAAAAAAGATGGAAATCAGTGCAGATATTATAATCAATGGAGAGATTTTCATAAACTTCGTTTATACGCAAGAGGAGAGCAGTCAATAAAAAAATACAAAAATGAATTAGCAATTGACGGTGATTTGTCTTATCTAAATTTAGACTGGACACCTGTTCCTGTGATACCGAAGTTTGTTGATATAGTAGTTAATGGAATGTCTGACAGGCTTTTCAAAGTAAAAGCTTATGCGCAAGATGCAATGTCTCAATCAAAAAGAAGCAAGTATCAAGATTTAGTAAAAGGAGAAATGCTTGCAAAACCTACACTTGAAATTATACAAAAAGAATCAGGTGTAAATCCTTTTGTTTTACCGCAAGATGATTTACCCCAAACTGATGAAGAACTTTCATTATACATGCAGTTAAACTACAAACCTGCTATTGAGATTGCTGAGGAAGAAGCAATTAATACAATATTAGAGGAAAATCATTATACAGATTTAAGAAAAAGGCTTGATTATGATTTAACAGTATTGGGTATATCGGTAGCTAAGCATGAGTTCTTACCAGGAGCTGGAGTTGAAATATCTTATGTAGACCCAGCTAATGTAGTGTATAGTTATACTGAAGACCCTCATTTTAAAGATTGTTTTTATTGGGGTGAAATCAAAACTTTACCTATTACTGAACTGGTAAAAATAGACCCAACATTAACTAGAGAACAACTTGAAGAAATTAGCAAATACAGTCAAAGTTGGTATGATTATTATAATACTGCGCAGTTTTATGAAAATGATATATTTTACAGAGACACTTGTACTTTAATGTATTTTAATTATAAGACCACTAAAAAGATGGTTTATAAGAAAAAATTATTAGAAAGTGGAGGTAGTAAAGTTATAGAAAAAGACGACCAGTTTAATCCACCTGAAGAAATGATGGAAGAAGGGAGATTTGAAAAAATTTCAAAAACTATTGATGTTTGGTATAATGGTGTTATGGTTATGGGTACAAACATTATTTTAAAATGGGAGTTAGCTCAAAATATGGTTAGACCAAAATCAGCAAGTCAACATGCCCTACCTAATTATGTTGCTGTAGCTCCGAGAATGTATAAAGGAGTTATTGAGTCTTTAGTTAGAAGAATGATACCTTTTACAGATTTGATTCAAATGACGCATTTAAAACTACAACAAGTTATTGCTAGAGTGGTACCAGATGGGGTATATATTGATGCAGATGGATTAAATGAAGTAGATTTAGGAACAGGTAACGCTTACAACCCTGAAGACGCATTAAGATTATACTTTCAAACAGGTTCTGTTATTGGTAGGTCGTACACGCAGGAAGGTGAGTTTAATAACGCAAGAGTTCCTATACAGCAATTAACTTCTAATTCAGGAGCGTCAAAAACTCAAATGTTAATTACAAATTACAATCATTATCTCAATATGATTAGAACAGTAACAGGTTTAAATGAAGCAAGAGATGCTTCTACACCTGATGCTAATGCTTTAGTTGGGTTGCAAAAACTAGCAGCATTAAATTCAAACACGGCTACTAGACATATTTTAGACGGCAGTCTTTATATATATAGAAGTATATCTGAAGCACTTACTTATAGGGTTGCTGATATATTAGAATATGCAGATTTTAAAGATGATTTTGTAAATAAAATTGGAAAATTTAATGTAAGTATTCTTAATGATATATCCGATTTATATGTATATGACTTTGGTATTTTTATTGAAGTTGCTCCAGATGAAGAGGAAAAAGCTAAACTAGAGCAGAATATTCAAATGGCTCTTTCAAAACAAGATATTAACTTAGAAGATGCTATAGATATTAGAGAAATTAAAAATATAAAATTAGCCAACCAATTATTAAAATTAAAAAGAAAACAAAAAGAAGAACAACTACAGCAACGAGAAATGAAGAAACAAGCTATGGTTGCTCAACAACAAATCCAATCTCAGCAAATGGCCTCACAAGCTGCTATGCAAAAACAACAGGCTGAAATTCAAGGAAAAATTCAATTAAAACAAGCAGAAATAGCGTTTGAAATTGAAAAACAAAAAAATGAAGCCGTATTAAAAAGCCAGTTGATGCAGCAAGAATTTGATTACAATCAACAGCTTAGAGATATTTCAGAGCAAGGTTTGTCAAAAAGAGAAAAGTCAAGAGAAAAAGCTAAGTCTGATAGAATCAGTCAACAAAATTCTGAACAATCTCAGCTGATATCACAGAGAAAAAACAATTTACCTCCTCAAAGATTTGAATCCAATGAAGACTCACTTGATGGATTCGATTTAGCAGAATTTGAACCAAAATAGCTGAAAAAAATAAACGATATTTATTATTACCTTTGTAACTAAAATTAAATCAAATGGAATTAAAAGTAAAAGCCTTAGATGGCGTAGAAGAAAAATCTGTTCAAGAAGTTGAACAAGAACTGCTTGATAAAGCAGAAGATAAACCACAGGAGGAAACTCAGGTGGAAGAAAAAATAGAGTCAGAGGCTAAAGTAGAAAATGAAACTTTAGAGCCAAGTACTCCAGCTCAATCCTCAGAGTTAAACGAGGAAGACGTTCTTTCATATATTAAAAAAAGATACGATAAGCAGATAGACTCTGTTGAGCAACTCTTTGAAACTAAAGAAGAAAATAAAGAATTGCCAGAAGATGTAGCTGCTTATTTAGACTATAAAGAAAAAACAGGACGTGGAATTAACGATTATGTTAAATTAAATAGAGATTTTAATTCCATGAATGAAGAGTCTTTGCTAAAAGAATATTATTTAGCCACTGAACAAGCTTTAGATGAGGAAGATTTAGATATATTTCTCAGTGAGTTTGACTTTGATGCGGAAGTTGATGAGGAAAAAGAGGTTAAAAAAATTAAGTTAGCAAAGAAGAAGGCAATTGCAAAAGCTAAAAAGTTTTTCAATGAACAAAAGGAGATGTATAAACAACCACTTGAGTCAAGAACGGTTGGAGTTTCTAAAGAGGACAAAGAAGCACTAGAAGCATATCAGCAATATGTAAAAAAGTCTAAGACTTATGAGGAAGAAACTAGCAAAAAACGTGATTGGTTTTTAACCAAAACGAAAGAAGTTTTTAATGATTTCAAAGGTTTTGATTTCAAAATAAATGAAGACAAAGTTGTTAGTTACAAGCCTACAAACGTAGACGAGTTAAAAGAATCTAATTCAGATGTAAATAAATTTTTTACAAAATTCATGAATAAAGAAGGTTTACTCGAAGACGCTAAGGGTTTTCATAAGGCATTGACTATAGCACAAAATCCTGAAAGATTTGCAAAGTTTTTTTACGAGCAAGGTCTTTCAGATGCAACAGAGGATGTTACTCGTAAAATTAAAAATGTAAATATGAGTGATAGAAAAACCCCTGAAATTGCAAAAAAGGATGGAGTGCAAATTAGAGCGTTAAACCAAAGCTCAGGCCGAGGTTTGCGCATTAAAAGTAAAAAGTAATATTAATAAATTAAAAAAAATTTAAAATTATGGCAGGTTCAGTTCAAGCAACTCCAGGATTTGATTTGCAGCCATCATCACAACAGGTGCCATTGGCTACAAATTATATCACAAACTTTAACTTCTTAAATCAGTATCTACCAGATACTTATGAAAAGGAGTTTGAAAGATACGGAAACAGAACAATTAGTTCGTTTCTAAGACTAGTAGGTGCGGAGCTTCCTTCAAATTCTGACTTAGTAAAATGGGCAGAACAAGGTAGACTTCACACTAAATACTCAAGTGTAGGTTCAGCGGCATCAGCAGCTGCTGACTCAGCTACATTTCAAGTAAATGACACAGGTGTTCCAGCATTCAGTGCAAGCAATGGTATCGCATTAAGACCAGGACAAACAGTTGTTATTGTTCAAAATGGCGGTACAGGTGTAAACAAAGGTATTGTTACAGCAGTAGATGTTACTAACAATCAATTTACAGCAGCTTTTTATGAAGCAGGTGGTTTAGTAACCGCTGGTACAGGTGTAGGTAACGCTGACGTTACAGTATTTATTTATGGTTCTGAGTTTAAAAAAGGTACAGTTGGAATGTCTGGTTCATTAGAAGCAGATGATGTAATTTTTGATAACTCACCAATTATCATAAAAGATAAATACTCAGTAAGTGGTTCAGATATGGCTCAAATTGGGTGGATAGAAGTAACTACAGAAAATGGTGCTACAGGATACTTATGGTATCTAAAATCAGAGCATGAAACAAGATTAAGATTTGATGATTATCTTGAAACAGCAATGATTGAAGCAGTTCCAGCTGAGGCTAACTCAGGTGTAGTTGACGCATCAGCTAACCCAACATACGGTAACAAAGGTTCCGATGGTATTTTCTATGTTGTACAAAACAGAGGAAATGTATGGGGTGGTGGAAACCCATCTACTCTAACTGAGTTTGATTCAGTTATTGGAAGATTAGATAAGCAAGGTGCTATTGAAGAAAATGTAATTTTCTTAAACAGAGATTTCAGCTTTGATATCGATGATATGTTAGCGTCAACAAATTCTTATGGAGCAAACGGTACTTCTTATGGTTTATTTGATAATGATTCAGAAATGGCTCTTAATCTAGGATTCACTGGATTTAGAAGAGGCTACGACTTTTATAAGTCTGACTGGAAATATCTAAATGACCCAACAATGAGAGGTGGTTTACCATCAGGAGCAAATTCAGGTACAATCAATGGACTATTAGTTCCAGCAGGTTCTACTTCTGTTTATGACCAAATCTTAGGTAAGAATGCAAAAAGACCATTCTTACATGTAAGATATAGAGCGTCAGAAACTGAAGATAGAAAATACAAAACTTGGATTACAGGTTCTGCGGGTGGAGCTATGAATAGCGATTTAGACGCTATGGAGGTTCACTTCTTATCTGAAAGATGTGTATGTACTATGGGTGCAAACAACTTCTTCATTTTTGAAGACTAATATTTAATAAAAGAAGGGGTGTCTTTAAAGACACCTCCTCTTTTTAATTTTAAAATTTAATTAAATCAAATGAAAAAAAACGAAATATATGTAGACAAGCTCTACAGACTTACAAAAGAGGCAGCACCACTTTCTTTTATGTTGCCAACAAGAAACTCTAAAAGATTCCCTTTATTATACTTTGATGAAGAACTAGGAGAAAACAGAGCATTAAGATATGCTAGAAATCAAAGGTCTCCATTTGAAGACGAACAAGATGGAAATGCAATAGTTGAACCTGTAATTTTTGAAGACGGGTTTTTAACTGTTCCTAGAACAAATCAAGTTTTACAAAAATTTTTACACTATCATCCTTATAACGGCAAAAGATTTATTGAAGTAAATGAATCCAAAACAGCTGAAGTAGAGATAGAAAGTTTAAATTTAGAGGTAGACGCATTGATGCAAGCTAAAGAATTAACTATGGAGCAATCCGAAACTTTATATAGAGTACTCTTTGCTCAAGACCCATCAATGATTTCGTCTGCTGAATTAAAAAGAGATTTATTAATTTATGCAAAAAAACAGCCAAAGATATTTTTAGAAGCTATTAGCGACCCAATGTTGAAGCTTCAATCAACTGTGCAAAGTTTTTTTGATAACAAATTTTTATCTTTCAGAAATAACAAAAGAGATGTTTACTTTAACTTAGAGTCTAATAAGAAAAAACTTATGACTATTCCTTATGGTGAAGACCCAATTGATATATTATGTAGTTATTTTAAATCAGACGAAGGAGTAGAAATATTAAAATTTTTAGAAAAGAAAGCTAAGTAATAATATTTTTGTATATTTAATAAGTGTTATTCATAATAAAAGAAATGTTTATTTAGAATAATTATTATTTTATTAGTTGTTTTATAAGAAGAAGAGGTTAAAATAACCTCTTTTTTTTTGCGTATATTTGTACTATTGTTTAATTAAAAAAAACTTTATTATGGCAAAGTATATTTCAATTGTTACAGCTAGTGGTGTAGAACACATTCCGTGTGAATCAGGTTTATATGTGGAGCGTAATAGTGCAACTAGAATGGATATCTATTTAGCAGGAGCAGTTTCTCATCATTTAAGATGCGTAACAGTTGCTTCCACGTTTGCTTTAGTTCAAGCGATTCAAGATGCATTAGTAATTTCTGCGGAAACATCCAATCTTAAATCGGTTACACCAGTCGCTATCCCTAGTGGACAATCAGTAACATCTATTACAATGACTGCATTTGCATAATTTATTGTAGTGATTTTAAAAGACAAGAGGCTAAAAAAAATAGCCTCTTTTTTTTTAGTTATCTTTGTATAAAGAATTTGAAATATGATAAATTCAGTAAGAAATACTGTGCTGGCGATACTTAATAAAAACAACTATGGATATCTTTCGCCATCTGATTTTAATTTGTTTGCAAAACAAGCTCAATTAGATATTTTTGAAGATTATTTTTATCAGTACAATTATCAATTAAGTAAAGAAAATGCTCGTCAATCAGGAACGGGTTATGCAGATATAACAAAAGGTTATGAAGAAGTTATTGATATATTCTCTGTTACTGATTTTTTAATACACGATAGCGCAAATAGTTTTTTTACACCTAGTCCTTTAACTACGGGTAATGACTTCTATCTTTTAAACAAGATATTATGTTATACAAGGTTATTAGCTAGTGGAAGTAATACAGCGGTAGTGGCTAATCAATTGCAAGATGCAGGAGCTACATTTAGTAGTGCAGGAGTACAAATAGGCGATATAGTGTCAAATACAACAACAAATAAAACAGCAACAGTAACTAGTGTTACTAATACTAATTTAGGTTTATCAGCAGATATTTTTACCGCAACTCCTGAAACCTATGTGGTTTATGATGATGCTGTAGTGAATGAAGCAGAAAAAGTTACTAATAGCAAAATAACAATGCTTAACAACTCTATGCTTACAGCTCCTAGTGATTTGTTTCCAGCATACACTCAACAAGCTAGTAAACTCACAATTTTTCCTGCCACCATAAATAATATGGGCGCAGTACAATGTCAATATATCAGGTATCCTAAACCCCCAAAATGGACCTATGTGTCTTTAACTGGAGGTGAGCCTGTATTTGATGACTCTCAATCTGATTATCAAGATTTTGAATTGACTCAAGACGATGAACCATCACTTGTTATGAAAATATTACAGTTTGCTGGTATGTCTATCAGAGAAATACAAGCCGTTCAATTTGGGCAGGCACAAGAACAATTAGAAAATCAAAATGAAAAATAATAAATTATGGCATATATAAGTCAATATCAATATTATGAAAATTCCGGATTAAGTCCTGAAAGTGCAAATTGGGGCTCATATCAATATGTGAGCTTGTATGATATTGTAAATAATTTTATGTTAATGTATGCTGGCAATCATAGTTTAGTTAACAATGAGCAAAGATTTAAAGTTTTATTTCATGCAAAAAGAGCAATCCAAGAGTTAAATTATGATGCATTTAAGGAAATAAAAATATTAGAATTACAAGTTTCAGACACTTTAAAATATGTTTTACCACCAGATTATGTAAACTGGGTTCGAGTCTCTTTGTATGAAAATGGATGTTTAAAACCTCTTACAGAAAATATACAAACAAATTATTCTGACGCTTATTTACAAGACAATAAATACAGGATTTTGTTTGATGAAGATGGAAGTGTATTGAATCCTGAAACTTCTCAAATTGATTATGACAGAATAACAGGTGTTAAAAAAAGTATTTATTTAAATCAAGATAGTCCTTTTGATAATACAGAAGGTTATTATTACGATGGTCTATGGTATTTTGATTATACCATTGGTTCTCAATTTGGTTTGAATACCGAAACAGCCAACTTCAATGCTACATTCAAAATTGACAGCAAGAATGGTGTGATTAATTTTAGTTCTGATATGTCAGATAAGTTTTGTATTGTAGAATATGTTTCTGATGGGATGGAAAATGGGAAAAACAGTAAAATAACTGTGAATAAAATGTTTGAAGAATATGTATATGCATATATTGAGTTTGCTATTTTAAATTCCAAATTAGGTGTTCAAGAGTACATAGTAACAAGAGCAAGAAAAAGAAAACAAGCTCTTTTAAGAAATGCAAAAATTAGAATTAGCAATATACATCCTGGAAGATTATTAATGAATTTAAGAGGCCAGGCTAAATGGATAAAGTAATATGGCCAACATACAAAGAAATTTTATTGCAGGACGAATGAATAAAGGCGTTGATGAACGCCTTGTCCCAAATGGAGAATACATAGATGCTTTAAATGTTAGGTTAGGTTCAACTGAAGAAACTGAAATAGGTTCAGTAGAGAACTCAAAAGGAAACGAACAGCTTACGCAACTTCAATTTAATGGCACGGCATTAAGCAGTAATGCTAAGTGTATTGGAGCTTACGAAGATGGTGCTAATGAAACGATATATTGGTTCATACATGATTCCTCATTTAGTGTGGGAGCTACAGGAAAATTAGATTTAATTGTTTCTTATAAAACAGATACAAGTACTCTTACCTATCATGTAATAAGCATAGATGATGGTAATGGGGCTAATACTACTTTAAACTTTAACCCTTCATATTTAATGAATGGAATAAACTTAGTAGATGATTTATTATTGTTTACGGATAATAATAACGCTCCTAGGTTTATTAATATTACAAGAAATTATACTAATCCATCTTCAAACATAGACCAGTTTAGCGCAGAAAGTTTATTGGTTATAAAAAAACCACCAATTACTTCTCTAACAGTTCAAACTGTATCTACTAATTCCCAAGAGAATTTATTAGAAGATAAGTTTTTATCGTTTGCATACAGATATAAATATGAAGACAATGAATATTCAGCTACTTCACAGTTTAGTGCTCCAGCTTTTATTCCTAAACCTTTTAATTTTACTACAGAATCTTATACAAATGATGGTTTTGAGAATTTAGTAAACCAAGCAAATATTACGTTTAATTCAGGTGGTCCTTTGGTAAAAGAGATAGAACTTTTATACAAAGACATGAATAGTAATATTATTAAGTCTATAGAAAAGTTAAATAAACTTGACCTTGGGTATGCAGATAATACAGATTATGTATATAATTTTGCATCAAATAAAATATTTACTTTATTACCTGAAAGTGAAATACTCAGGCTTTATGACAATGTTCCTTTAAAAGCTAAAGCTCAAACCTTAATGGGTAATAGATTAATTTATGGAAACTATATAGAAGGATATGATTTAGTAGATGCTAATAATCAACCCGTAAAATTTGAATATGACACCAGTTTAGTTACGAATGAAATTGCAGAAGAAACTCTTACGGATACAACCAGTAATGGAAGTTATAGTTATGATGGCTCAGTAACCGTTACTAATTCTATAGTAAGTTTTGATTTATCAGGATTAGAATTAGTGCAAGGAGCTTCATTAAATTTTACCATTAGATTTGAGCATTCTCAATTTACAGGAGGTGCAACTCCTACAGACCAAACTGGTTCCACTAGTATTGAGTTTAATTATATTTTACCACAAGCTTTTTCTTCAGTATATCAGCTGGCTAGCAGTGCAGATTTTCAAGAAAAAATTGGTACAGCATCTAACATACTTCCAGTATATCATGCTTCTAATCCAACTTCTTGTAGTGGAGAAACTTTTACAGATGAATTTAATTGTGCTATACCAGGTACATTAGATACTTATAACAAGTTTGATAGTGGTATTACAGGAGGGGGACAACCTTTAAGTATTATTACTTCTACTTCAAGCGACAGCATTGGTATTCAACTCTTAGCCGTAAGGTTTGTAGATAATGTAACCACACCTACAGTAAATGTTTACGAGTATTATCAAATTACATTTGCAGAAGGAGGGTATTCTAAAATAGCTAATTCAACCAGTTTACACAGTGATAGAGATTATGAAGTTGGTATTGTTTATATGGATGATTATAATAGAGCTACTACAGCTTTAGTAAGTGAAAATAATTCTATTCACGTTCCGTGTTCAAATTCAATTACACAAAATATCGCAAGAGTAACTATTCCAAGTCAACAAATAGCACCATACTGGGCAACAAGATATAAGTTTGTTTTGAAGCCAGATAGAGAAGATTATGAAACAATTTATAGTAATATATTTTTCTACTCAACTCAAGAGAATGCTACATATTTTTTATTAGAAGGAGAAAATCAAAGTAAGGTTGAAATAGGAGATAGATATAAAGTAAAGTCAGATACTGAAGGACCTGTGCTTAGATGCACCTATACAACAGTGTTAGACAAAAAAGCATTAGACAGTACGTCTAAAGAATTTGACCCTGCGCCTACAGATAGTACGGGAAATGCTATTACAGTTCCTACAGGAACCTATATGAAAATAAGAGCTAATAATTTTACAGCTGAAAGAGATGATAATCAATCTTTGACTTTATCAGATTCACAAACCCAAAAAAATGGTGATAGCTTTGTTATATTACAAAATCTGTTAACAAGAGAGTATAATAGTACTACTTCTCAATACGATGAAGTAACTATTCCAGCAGGTTCTATAATTGTAATTAATTTAGAGTTTGATAGACCGGGTAGAAATGGACCTTTTGCGTGTCCAGAAATAAACTATAAAATTGATGATTTATCATTAGTAGCTTCACAAGACTATACGAGTTTTAAAGACTGGTTTGAAGGAGATAATGTAATTGCCTCTATTAATAATGCTGGAGTAGAAACTTTAGAAACAACTTGTACGCCAGATGGTTTAGAAAGTATTTATGAACCAGCTGCTGCTACTTCTAACACAGATATTTCTACGGCTTTGTGTAACATGTATTATAAATTTTACACACTTGGAGCAACAGATAAACAATTTTTACTAATATCAGGAACAAGGTCTTGTGAGGGCTCAAGAACATTTAGAAAAAACAGAGCTAGTATTACAGCTAGATTTGACATAACAAGAGCAACTCAGCTCTGTGTTTTTGAAACTAATCCGTCTTCAGAATCTTTAGATTTATGGTACGAGTCTTCTACCTCTTATTCTATAAACGCTAATGGAAATCATTCTGGAAATGTACAGAATCAAAATATTAGCACAGGACAATCAGGTATTGTAGATACAGCTTTCTTTAATTGTTATTCTTATGGAAACGGAGTTGAAAGTTATAAAATAAGAGATTCTTTAATTGGACAACCTTTAAAGATGGGTAACAGAGTTACAACTGTTTCTAATGTAGATTATAAAGAAGCTCACAGATTTGCAGATTTAACATATAGTGGTGTATTTAATGATGAAACCAATTTAAACAAGCTCAATGAATTTAATTTAGGGTTATCTAATTTTAAACCACTTGAAGATACTTTTGGACAGATACAATTAATAGACGGTAGAGAAACAGATATACTAACTTTACAAGAAGATAAAATATCATATGTATTATCTGGTAAAAATTTACTTTCTGATGCAGCGGCTGGTGGAGCAATAACATCCATACCAGAAGTATTGGGTACTCAAATTGCAAGATTAGAAAAATACGGCATAAGCTTTAATCCAGAAAGTTATGTAAAATGGGGTTATGATAAATACTTTACAGATTCTAAAAGAGGAGCTGTTATACAATTAAAAGGAGGCTCTTTTAAAAACGAACAACTAACAGTGATTTCAGAAAGAGGAATGAGGTCATGGTTTAGAGATTTGTTTATTGATTCTTTTGATACTCAAAAATTAGGGGGTTATGACCCTTATATGAATGAATTTGTTTTGAGTTCTAATCAAACTAAAATACCTGTTGTTAGCGAAGCTATAGGCTGTGGTATAACAAAAACATATTTAGTAAGAGCAGGAACAACTACAGAATTTAATGTAGATGTCGGGGCTTATGTAGGAGATTGTACGGTGGCTTATAATATTGTAAGTGTTGATGGAACAATTAATATTAGCAATGTTTACAATTCTACTACTACAACTTCAGGAAACGTAAATGTATCAGGGTCTTATACTTTTAATAAAAATTCAGTAAGTGAACAATTATCTGAATTTGATGTAACGACTTCAACAGGAACAGCTACAGTAGAAATTACAGTAAGTTGTCCAGATGCAGACATTATAACAATATTCCAAGTTTGTGTTTCTAATAATAGTGATACAAACCAATTTATACACAACCAATATAGATGGGTTGACGGAACATTCGTTTCTCCATTACATAGCAATCAAATTGAGTTTGCTACAGGAACAAATAATCCTTTAGTGTCTCAATATGAATCGGTGGTGGGAGGTCAAGGAGCTGGTGTAATACCGGCAAATGGTGCAACCGTAAGTATTATATCTAATAAAATAGCACCAACAGATGATTTTGTGTTTGATAATACAGTAGATAAGTTTAGATATTTAAGAACAAACACATTGTATAACAACACTGAAGCTGATATAACTAGTTTAATTGCAGCTTCATCATTAGCAACTCCAATAACAGGGGGGCCTAATTCGTATCAGGCATCGTTTACTATGCCGAATACTAGTCAACAATACTTATATTTGATATATGATTATAGAAATGGAACATCAGCAACACTATGCTACTCGACAGTAGATGAAACAGATGCGTGTTGTAATTGTCCTTAAAATAAAATAGAATGGCAACATCAGGAACATATTATTTAGACGGACCTTCTTTAGCGAGTGCAACAGCTGTGTATACAGATGCTGCATTAACGACTAAAGCAAGCGATGGATTTTATTCTAATTCTACAATAGTTAGAGAACAATCTTCTGGGTTATTATTACCTCAGAATGCTTGTCCTAGTTGTGGTATTGCTTGTGGAAGTTTAGTAAATCCACCTACAGGAGGACAAGGATTGTATCAATTACAATTTGAAGCAGGTTCAACAGCTTCTGATGTAGGAGCGATTGTTATTTATTTTAACCCACAGAGTGTACCAGACGGAATTAGAGTTTTATATAATAGTGTTTACTATAATGGACTAGCGAGTCCAACAGACGGCTACAGAAAAACCTCGAGTGGTGTATCAGATGCGTTTACTATATTAGGTGCGCCATCTAATACTTGTGTGCCTACACTTCCTGATACTTCATCATATACATTCTATAATGGTTTTACAGGGTCAAGTTGGGACGTAGGAACTCCGAGCCCTCAAAATATTACTATAAACTCAGGAGATGATGTACGAGGTGGACAAAATGAATTTAGTACCATTGTTATACCAAAGATAGCAGCTACACCTTCAACGGTTACAGTACAGGTTTTAGGACCATGTTCTGGAACTGCATGGAATGTGGAAGTTGCTTGTCCTACAGCCTTACCTTCTTTTCAAGGGAAAAGCATAGTTGGCACAGGATGTACTACGGCAGATACAACTTATTATTTTGCAGTAAATAGAGGAGGAACGAATACTTATCCGATTGTAAACAACTGGGTATTCTCAGATGTAAACGGACAAAATGTATTAGCTAATGGAAATTATTTCATGGATAATAACACAGTAATAACAGTTGCAAGTGGCGTTGTTACAACAGTAGTAGCTTGTACTTAAAATAAAATAATATGTCAACAAATTATACATTATCATATAGCGAAGGAGTAAAAGGATTTCCTTCTTTTTATTCTTATATACCTGATTTTATGATTGGAATGAATCAATATTTTTATTCATTTAAAGGTGGTAATTTATGGAGACATAATACTAATAATACTAGAAACAATTATTATGGAGTACAATACAATTCTAAAATTACTAGTGTATTTAATCCTAACCCTTTAGCAAATAAATTATTTAAAACTTTAAACTTAGAAAGCGATGACTCGTGGCAAGCAACTTTAACTACAGACATACAATTAACTGGTTTTATTGACAGTTCATATTTTGAAAAAAAGGAAGCATCTTGGTTTGCTTTTATAAGAAACAATGGAGCTACAGGAGCAAATACTACTGAAGCTGAATGGGAGTTAAGGTCTTTAAATGGTATTGGTAAAAGCATTAGTACTTCAGGGACTGCTGCTTCTTATGAAATAGGTTTTGCTTTAAGTACTGATATTGGTAGTATTATCAGTGTTGGGGACTTTTTGTACTATAGTCTTCCTCCTTCTTATAGTGCACCTGTGTTTGCAGGAGTGGTTACTAGTATAAATGTAGATTTACCTAATAGTATAAACAAATTGGTTATTGATTCCACAACACAGTCAGGGACAACTAATCCTATCCCTATTCAAGATGCATTTATATTATATATTAAAAACCCTATAGCAGAATCTCACGGAGTATTAGGTCATTATTGCATATTTGAGCTAGAAAACACATCTACAACTCCTACAGAACTGTTTGCTGTAGAATCCGATATAATGAAAAGTTATCCTTAAAAAATTAGTATCTTTGCAATGAGGTGTATACTGTGTACACTTTTAATTATAAAAATTTTTAGATTATGCCAGTTGATATTATTACAGGTTTAGTAGGAATGGGGCTTTCTTTTGACCAAGCCGCAAAAGCTAGAGACGAGCAGAGAAAAGCAGAATTTGAAGCAGAAAAACAGTTGAAAGAAGCTAAAATGCTTTTAGAAAAAAACTTTTATGAAGGCATAGCAATTCCTAAAGAAACTTATGATTTACAAGCAGATATTTTAAAAACTGCTGGAGAGCAAGCTATATCGGCAGCTCAAGAAGCTGGTGTTAGAGCTACAAGTGTAGCACCTGGTAGAGTATTAGCTGGGTTAACAGAAAGTGGTGGAAAAATGAGAGCCGACATGGCCAGTGAATTATTTAAATTAGAAAAAGCTAAAGCTCAAGAAGCCTCACGATTAAGAGATAAAGGTGTAGATATAAGAGGAGATATTGCAACAGGTGCGGGTCTTGCTGCGGCAGCAGCAGATGTTGCTGAAGCACAAGCTATTACAGGAGGTGCACAAGCAGCGCAAGTTTTAGGTGAAGAAATATTTGAAGCAACCCCTCTATATGGAAAAGGTCAAAAAGGAAGAATGCTTACAAGAGCACAGCGTAAAGCAGGCGGTTTTGATAATTTCCAAAAAGCTCTTGTAGACCAATTTGGAGATGTAGGGATTGGAATTGAAAAAGATGGTGTAGAGTTAAAAATTTCTCAAGCTACAGACGAGAAACAATTAATAAATTTTTTAACAGGGCAATCTAAAGAAGATATAGAGAAATTAGGCGGAACTTCTGCTGTGAGAGAATTTATAGATAATTTAGGAGAAGAAGTTATGGACATACCTTCAGATATTTTAGATGCTGTTGGTAACATACCTCAATTTTTCGGCAATAATCCTTTTCTTGGAACAGGAGATTATAAAGACCAAGGGCTGGGCGCATTCTTCAAAACTACTTTTGGTAAAAAAGAAGGTGGTAGTAAATTAGGTAATCTATTTAGAAATATCTTCAAGAAAAAATAAAATTTATGAGTTATTATAAATATGCGGAGCGTGATGCTGACTCTCAAGTAAACTGGGGTAAGATTACACGAGACATGACTAATATGCTTGATGAGCAAAAAAAGCTCAAACAAGATAAAAGAGACGCTCTGGATAAAGCATCAAGAGAATATGCTCAAAAACTAACAGATGCCCCTATGGGTGATTCTGAATTAATAAACAGATTCACAACCAATTATGCAAATGATGCTAGACAATATCATTTAATGGTAGATAATTTATTAAAGTCTGGTAATCTTGACCCTAGAGAATATACATTGATGATGCAAAACCTTCAAACAGGTACACAAAATCTTTTTAATTTATCTAAAGAATATAGTGAGCAGTATACTACAGCTATGGAAAGACTAAAAAGCAATGACCCAAATGCAAGTTCACAAAAATTAGAACAAACTTTATTAGCTTCTATAGAAGGTTATGCAAAACTAGGAAATCATAAAGGATATATTAACCCCACAGATGGCAGTTTATCGCTGGGAAAAGTTGTTAAAGGAGAAGATGGTGTAGATAAAATGGTATCTCCAGTGAGTGTTTCAGAGTTAAGAAATAGAATAAAAACTCAATATGATTATTACAACTACAAAGAAACTATAGATAAAAGAGTGAATAGTTTACCAGCTAAAATTAAATTCAAAGAATTTGAAAGCAAGTATGGTAAAGTACTGTATGGTGAAGTTGAAGATTTTACTCAATTCAAAGATTATAATGATTGGTTAAATCTACAAACAGACAGCATGATGGAAAACCAATTTAATATATCATCTATATTAACTGATGATATTATAGAAACATCTGATGGTAACGAATATCGTTATGTTTCGGAAGAATTTGATGGGGACGGAAAGGTTATTGGTTATGTAGATGCTCGTTCTGGAGAAAAGGTTGGAGATGCACGAACTGAAGATATGATTGTTATTAGAACTAATGCTGATAGTGGTTTAAGAGAACTTGATTTTACTAAAGACCAAAAAGAAAAAGTAAGAGATGTTTTAAAACAAGAGATGCACGCTCAACTTCCATATAAGGAAACATTTAAAACTAGAGTAGACCCTGACAAACCTACTACTGAGGAAAATAAACAAAGAGGTATAGGTAAAGCTCAAGACACAGTTTACAGTAACATTTCTCAACTTTATTATGGGGATGAATCTCAAATTACTGAGGCTATAAACAACATTAGAGGTTTATATCCAGATTTAGTTATTAATAGAGATAAAGACGCAGTAACAATTTACAATCAAGCTACAGGAACAACTGAAAAGCTTCCGTTTAAAACAGCAGGTGGAGACATTATTCCACAAGACCAGTGGGTTAAAGGAAGTGCTAACTTCTTCTTGTCAGACAATGATAAGATTAAGAATATAAATGAGGTTGCGGGTAGAAATAAAATTGATTTAACTAAACCGTTAAGTGATAAGACAGGTTTTGGCGGTCCTAAAGTCCAACAGCGAGAGGAACTTAACACAACATTTACAAGGGTGTTAACTGAAGACTTTGGAACTACAAACGTAGCGCAACCAAAAATGTTTGCGATTGGTGAAGGTGAAGATAAAGCTAAGAAAAGATTACAAAATATTATTGTTAGAATCCCTGGATTGCAAAACGCTAAAGTATACCCAGCTATCCCAGGAGCTAATGCAGTAGAAATTACAGTAGATGATAAAACTATTGGAGGACCATATAGGCTAAACTTAAATACACTAGAAGATATACAAAATTTAGAAAAAGCGATAATTGAATTAGCTTCTCAAAGAGCTAATGCGGCAGAAAAAGGTATTTATACTGAAGGTAAAGAAAAAATATTTGATGTTGAGGTGGGAATACCAGGAGGACAATCTGACCCAAATAACCCTAATGTTGGATAATTATATTTTATGAACGAAGAGATATTAAAAAATATTTGGAATCAACTTACAGCTGATGGTCTAACAACCAGTGATTTTGAAACTTGGAAGAATAATTTTGCAGGTAGCGAAGAGATTCAACAAAATGTTCATACTTATTTGTTTAAAAATGGGATGACTAAAAATGATTTAGAAACTTGGTCCTCAAATGTAGGTTTAAAAAAAAAAGACAATACTCAACAGCAGCCTAAAAAAGAACTCATACCCCAAGAAGATTCTCCAAAACCTTTTGTTATGCCTGAAGTATTTGGTGAACCAATGCCTCAAGATTATTTTATATATGGAGAAAAAACTCCAAGACAAGAAATAGATAACTTTATTGAAACAAGAGAGCCTACAGAACAACAAGAGGCTTACGAGTTTCAGCAGAACGTAGGAGCTGGAACAGGGCTAGGTATTAATGTAATGCAACAGCCTAAAGTTTTTAGCAAACCAGAGTTTAAAGTAAATGAAGATGTTTTATCAAAAATAACTCTAGACCCTAATATTCAAAAAGCATTAGAGAAAAATTTAATAACTGAAGAGGATATAAAAAAAGCTTTTGTTGATGGTGATGAAGTTATGCTTAAAAAAATACAAAGCGTAACCAGAAGAACACCAAAGGAAATAAGAGACTCTTATACAAATAAAAGATTAAATGAAGTTTATACTTATGAAAAAAGCTCAGGATTAGATGATAACTTAAATCAAGTCAAAATGAATCTTGATGAAATAAGTATAGATGAAATGTATGGTATTGAAAAACTCAAAAAAATTGATGGTCCTAAAGGAAAAATAAATATCAAAGATTTTGATGGGTATCTATCAGAACAAGGGTATAAAAAACAATTTAAAAAATATTTAGAGGATGAAACTATTTCACTTGATGGAAGAGAGTATGATATTTCAGGTAATTTTAATCCTTCGCTTGCAGCAGAAAGATTGCTGTTTACTTATTTAAACAATTATTTAAATAATCAAGTAGAAAGAAATGTGGACTTTCAAAAACTCCAATACCAAAAAGAAAATGACGGCAGTATGCCAAGTTTAGATGGTGTAGAATTAAGTTATTCATCAGGTGTAGATACTGAAAAAGTAAAAGAGTTTATACAAGAAAATTTCCCAAGATATGTTCAAAAATTAAAAGCACAAGATGCTAAAAATCAAGAACTATGGCAACAAAGAAAAAAAGATACAATATGGAATTGGGATGTAGCTGGGAATATATTTGTAGATGCTGCTACCCAAGGAGCTCGTGCATTTAACGATAGAATAGACACCTTATCAGAGGGGTTTTATAATTTTATAGGCATGGATGGAGCTGCTGATGAAATTAGAATGAACTCTGCTGAAACTAAACTTAATAGGCCTGATTTGATGCGATATGTTTTAGCTAACGGAAAAGAGGTGGAAGTAGATGGTGTTAAATATTTAGTAGATGATACAGGACAAGTATATTCTACAGCTCATAAACTTAGAGTAACTCACGTTTTAAGTCCAGGAGAGTATAAAGCTATTACACAAGCAGCTAAGCGTGAAGGTAAAGACACTTATTCATTTAGCGGAATCGGTTTAACTGTTGAAACAGTAGGTGTTATATCAGATATGTTATTACAGTTGGCAGTTCAAAGAAACGCATCAACTCTTTTAAAAGGTAGTGCTCTTATGGCTTCAAACATAGGGGGTGGTGTTAAAAAAACTGGAGACTTACTTGCAAGAATACCTATAAAAAGAGATATGTCTGGAATTATAATAGGTCAAGGAACTTTATTTTCCACTAATTTATATGCTGAGACAAAAACAAGAGCTTTAGAACAAGGATTGTCTGTAGAAAAAGCAGATGAAATTTCTGCCATGGCTGCAAAACAAGGATTTACGTTGGGTGCATTAACAGCCCCACTATCTCCACAAATGTATGCTATGAATAAAATATTCGGGAAAGAAGCTACAAAAAAAATAAGTAAAGAAATGTTGGATGCTTATGTTTCAAAAGGTCCACAAGGTTTTCAAGAAGTAGCTAAAAAATATTTAGGTAAAGTGTTGTTTTATAATAAACAAGGTTTAGCAGAAATGTTTCAAGAAAACGTACAACAAGGAGGAGAAGCTTTTGTTGTTGCTCCTAATATTAATGAAGTAGCGGGAAAAGAAATAATAAGAGATACAATTTCACTTCAAGAATTTTTAAACACTTCTATATTATCATACGCTGCTGGATTTATTATGCCTTTTGGTGGTGATGTTTTTAGTAAAGCTACAGGTAGAGGAGGTGGTGTAGATGGTACTGATAAGCTTCAGTTATTATCTATATTGGCTGAAGATGTAGATAAAACTACTGAATTATTAAACAGTCAAGTTGCTAAAGGTTTATATACGGAACAACAAGTAAACAAAATTCTATCTGACATTGAAGTATATAGAAATAGTATAAACAGCATACCTACCAATTTATCTTCACAAACGGGTCTTGAAGTTATGCAAGATTTAAATGAAATAAACAGACTTGAGCAAAAGAAAAAGAAACTAGATAAAGCTTTTCATGCAGAAATAGATAATGAAATAGAGGGTATAAGAGAAAATATTAGAAAAAAAGTAGATGCTGATAAACAAGTTGACTCCGAAGTCGAGCCAGAGGTAGAACAAACCCCGCAAGCTATTACTGATGAACAAGTAATAAAAAGAATTACAACTGAAAAAGATAGTGATGTTTATACTCAAGAAGAGTTTGATAACATGAAAAAGAAAATGGAGCAAGAGCAAGCTGAATCAGATGTAGATACAGAAGTAACTGAGGAGGCTGAAACTAAAATATTTGAAGAAGGAGAAACAGATATTGAATTTACTAGGACATCTCAACAAGGTGATATTTTTACATACCAACAGGTTGTAACCGATGAAACAGTGGAGGGTGATGAACAAACTACAGGTGTAAAAAAAGTAGAATATGTAGGGGAAAAGAATAATTCTGGTAGGAAAATAAAAAAAGCCACGGTTCCTGTTGGAGAAACTGAATTTAGTGATAGAGAACAAGAGCTTAGAGAACAACTCATAGAAGATGGACTTATTGATGAAGATGTAGATGTAGACTTAGATATACAAGAAGCTCGAATAATTCCCGAAACGACAAAAGCTGCTGGTTCTGGAACAATTTCTTTTAAGGTTAGGGTAAGACCAAAAGGCAAATCTGGTTTTGGAGCTCCAACATTTGTACTACAACTACCTATAAAATCTGGAGGTGTAGAGCCAGAAGTTCAACAACCTAAAGTAGTTAATGAAAGTAATGTGGTTATGCAGGCTTTAAATGAAGCTGAAAATAAAATAACTAAAAGAGCACAAGGAAGAAAAGCTTTACAAGATGCAAAAAAAGCTGTTATAAAATTCTTAAAAGAATCTTTACCAGCAGATGTATACAGCAAGCCAGAGGTTTTAAAGATAACCAGAAAAGTACAAAGAGCTACTGAAAATAATATTGATAAAATATTTAAAGAAATACAACAAGTAGTAAACCAAAAGGTAAATGTAAAATTAGAAAAACAAATCAATAATATTCTTACAGACAAGTATCAAAAAACAGAGGCTGGTAGAGTCAAAGCTAAAGGTGTTGACAATGAAATGAGAAAAAGAATTGCAAGCATAAATTCTAACCGTTTGAAAGCAGGGGCTACTGCTCAAGATATTGAATCTACTAATGCTGAATTATTAAATAGATTTAATGAGCTAGATAAAATTACTGCAAAAACAGATTCTCAGTTTAATGAAATGGTTGATTTACAAATATTAATTAACCTTAATAATTCTTTATTGATGAACAACAACGACATCAATAAAACAAAAGCATTGTCAAATGCAGCAACACCTCTTGAGCAAATGATAGAAGAAGGAAGGTCTGAATTAAAAGAAGAGCTTATTCAGTCTTCAAAAAAATATGCTAGAAATGATGGTATTGCTTATAGAGAAATAACAGGGTTGCAAAAAGATTTTTCTGACCCAGAAACAAAAAAAGAATTAGAGCTTCAAGATGTAAAAGATTTAAATGCAAAAAGAAATCAAACACAAAATGTTATTAAAAAATTCTTTACTACAATTAATACTAAAATCAAAGCTTTTTTTAATCAAGCAGAAGCGTTAGATGGATTGATGGATTTGATTTCAAAAACTCCTGGTGATATGTTTGGAGGTATACTACAAGAAATGGTTACAGGCAGAGTAGATGAATCTACTATTATATACAAAGAAAGAACTATTCAGAATGAGTTAACTCTTGCTAAATTTTTTGAAAAATTGTATGGTAAAAAATGGAGAAACGAAGTTAGAAAAAACAATAATTTACCTAAAGATGCCACATATATTATAGATGAAAAAGCTTACAACCAAGCATATAAAGATTACGAATCTAACCCAACAAAGGAAAACAAAGCAAAGCTAGATAAAGCAAAGCAAGAAAATTTAGTTTACCTTTCTCAAAACCAAATGATTTATTTATATAATCTTGCTAAGGACCCAGCAAATAACGCATCGTTTGAGAACACCTTTGGTCCAGATTATAAAAATTTATTAAACGACATAGAAAGTAAATTAGACCCCAAAGCAAAACAATTTGCTGATTGGTTAGTTAATGATTTTTATCCGTCATTGTACAATCACTATAACAAAACATACAAGGCTTTGTATAGAACGGATATGCCGTACAATGAATTTTATTCTGGTATGATATATAGGGAGGACATAAAGCGTGAGCCAATAGATATGTTAGGAAGTCCTTTTTCAATAAATAACTCTGTAGGAGCAAGCTCTACAAAAGCTAGAACAGATACTAATGCTAAGATTAAAGTTATGAATGCTGTAGATGTTATGGCTACTTATTTGAGAGACATGGAATACTTTGCTGCGTATGGAGAAACAATTAGAGATATTAATAAAATGTTTTCTAATCCAGCAATTAAAAACGCAATAACTAAAATCCACGGTGATTATGTTAATAAGCTTATTGATAACATGATTACAAAAATTGCAAACAAAGGTGTAAGAGGAGATACAGAAAGTGAAATTATAAATACTTTCAATAACTTTTTCTTAGTGTCAAGAATTGGTTTGAACCCAACCATTACTTTAAAACAGCTTACCTCTATGATAGTTTATGCGAATGATATAGGTATAGCAAATTGGTTGAAGCATGGTTTAACAAACATTCCTAAGATAAGAAAAACCATGAAAGAAATTAGTGACAACTCTACTTATATGGGAGATAGAAACAGAATATCTATAAATAGAATTATTGAGGCTTATTCTGATAAAGAAATGGTCAAGTTTGTAGGCGGTAGGCACTATGATAATTTTGTAAACTTTGTGATGTACCCTACTAAATTTGGTGATAGAGCGGCAATTTTCTTAGGAGGAATGCCTAACTATATATATTACAAAAAGCAAGCGTTAAAAGAAGGAAAAACAGAAAAAGAAGCTATTAAGATTGCAATTAAGAAATTTGAAAGAGACACTAAAAGAACTCAGCAATCTCAAGACTTGCAAGACAAAGACTATTACCAAACAGGTTCTGCGTGGATGAGAGCTGTTAACATGTTCTTAACTACGCCAAAACAATATTTAAGAAAAGAAATTCAAGGAACCAGAAACTTATACAGAAAAGCAAAAGCTTGGGATAAGAAAGCGGGTAAAGGTAGTTTGTTTGAAAACCTAAGAACTTTAGCAACCTATCATGTATTTGCTCCTGTTTTATTTCAATATGTAGCACTAGGTCTTCCAGGAATACTCAGAGGGTTTAGAGATGATGATGATGAAGATTTATTAAGAGCAGCTATACTTGGAAATATTAATGCGTTATTTATTGTAGGAGACCTTATAAATGCTACTGCTGATTTAGTTCAAGACAAACCATATGCAGGAAAATCTTTTAGAAACATTGCTCCTTTAATGACAGCAGAAAGAGTCTTTGACCTAGCAACAAGATGGGAAAAAACAACAGACCCAATTAAAAAACAAGAAGCGTTAGAAAGATTAATCGCTGAAATAATATCTATTCCTGGTATCCCCGCTATACAATTACAAAAGTTTGTTAAGAATATAGAAAACTTAGGTAAAGACGGAGATGTTGGTAAAGATATTTTAAGATTATTAAACTACTCTGAATATCAGATTGAAGGACCAGACCAAGATGCTCCTAAGAAAAGAAAACCTATGACTAAAAAAGAATTAAAACAGTATGCACCTGGAGTGTATGAAAGAATTTACGGAAAAAAATAGTTATGCCTTTTAAAAAAATAGGAAAGAACCGAAACCAAAGCCCAAGCGGTAGAATATTTACTGACGCACAAGTAAGGTTGTATTATGCAACTGATGGGTTTAAAAAGAAACGCAAAAAGCCAAGGAAACCTAAAGGATTGCGCCCTCGAAAAAGAAGGCTTGGTTAATAATACTTCAAATATTTTAATGTTTTTTGTTTTGGATAAGTCAATATAAGCTCATTGTCTTTCCAAGAAACTTGACCTATAATTTCATGGGGTTTACCATATATTAACCCATCAACACAGGCCCACAAAACCACTGGGTTTAATCTTTTGTTGCAGACTCTAACCACGTTGTTGGCTTTTACTTTTAGTGGATATGCGGTATTGATTGTTTTGTTTATGACAACAACTTCAGCGTAAGATATAAGGTTTTTTGATGCATCAAAAACACGGTAGTCTACATCATTAATGCCTATTTTTTTGTAAGAGCCCTTGAACCTATTTACAAATTTTTTTATGGCAAGTTCTTTAATTTTTTGATGTCCCATTTATCTGCTATATCTTTTAGTGTTTCTAGTAATGGTTTGGTTTTTTTTATCCATTTGTTTTTGTAATAAGCTTTTGTAACATAACACTCAGCCAACGGTATATCCTTGTGGTCATTTTTAAAAGTATGCTCTACCAATAAGGATATTGATTTTCCCGTGTGCCACGAGTCGGTAAGCCTTTCTAGTAATAGTTTTTGGCCTAAAGGCAAATCATTTCCTTTGCGCTTAACCTCTATCAAAATTAATATTTTATTGTCAAATTCCAAAACCGCATCTATATCTGTAGGATGCACATTTCCTGATTCTACACCTGCAAAATCTATAGATTGTTTTACTTGATTTGTGTTTCTAATTAGAGTCAAAGCTATGTATTTCGGCATGGCATCTTGCACATAACACCACGCATTTTTCTATTTCTTTTAATATTGTTTTTTTTCCTAAGCCCTGGCTCAAAGCATCGCCTATAGTGAAAGACTTATCGTCATTTATGTGATGAAACTCTAAGGCGTTTGTCTTAAAATTTTCATGAGTTTCTTGAGAATAGCCACATATATTGCAATGCATTTCTTTTTTTATATCATATAGCCACGCTCTTATTTTTTTTAATCTTTTTATTTTTACTAAATTATAACAGACCTTACATTTCTGTCTAGGTATAACTGTGCCATCTTTTCTTCTTCCAGCTGAGAAAAAATCTTTTACTGGTTTGGCTTTTTGGCATTGCCTACAGGTCTTCTTCAAAGGACTCATTTACTGTTTTTAATTTGTCCATGATTTTTTTTATGGTTGTTTTGGTTTCAACATCTTCTCTGTCTATCAATGCTTCATACAAGTCCGAGTTCAGGGTGTAAAGTTCGTCCATCACAAAGTTGACGTGCTTTACCCTTTCATTATCAATAGCAGATATTCTAGCCATTATTTATTACACTGTTTTTTTCAGTTTTTGCTCTATCCTATATCTTTCAAATATCTCGTTAGAAATAGGCATTGTATCGTTTGTTGCTAATAGTTGTTTTTTTGTTCTTTCTTTTTTTCTATGCGCTTCAAATATTGAATTACTTATCGACATGATTTTTAAATTTATTACGATGGCACCAATAACTCTGCGCCTTCTGTTTTTATAAATTTAAACAAATTTTCGTAATTTTTATTACCATTTCTTGACAAAACCCTTACATTTCCTGCAAAAGTTGCGTTTATACATCAAAATTAGGTGCTATTTTTTGTGTTTTGGCTTCTTGTTTTGAGTTTTTTTTTGTTTTTAAAATTTTATTTTCAATGTAATAATCTAAATATTCATCGGAATCTATCTCTTCACAATCTAAAAACACAGGGGTTTCTTCTATTTGTTTTAAAAACTCAACAATAAAAAAATAAGGGCTGTCAAGCACGTTAGAAACCCCAGCTAATCTTTGAGACCACCCATTTGCTTCTGGCAACTCTTCAATTTCACGGTCAATTTGATGCGCTATATCTAGTCCTAGTTTTACTGGTAATTCTCTTATTTTTTCCACAAAGTAATCGTCCACTTCGTAGTCTTCATTTCTCTTTGTGTATTTCGACCTTTGCATATTTTTTTAATTCTTCTAATCTGTATTCTTGTAGTTTTGAAACCGTGCCTTTTTTTGTTTTTATTTCACTAAACAAAACATCGGAACCAGGAGGTATAGCAATTAAATCTGGTATCCCGTTTTTATTTGTTTTTATAAGTTTTATAACATAGTAACCTTTTTCCTCAAGCTCCTTAATTCTTTTCTTCTGTATTTGTTGTTCTGTCAAAACCTCTTTTTACAAAGATAGCAAATCCCTTTTGAAGTGTTTTAATGTATAATCTTTCTTCTTTACCACTGCTTTATAAATTTTTTTTTCTATACCCTTGTTTGAAAATACCCAATAAATTTTATTATACATTCTGTTTTTGGTTGTCATTCTATCCCTGCTTTGCCAATAACTTGTTGCCGAAAAATCAATATTAAAATACACCAGAGCTTCTGCATGGCGCAAACTTATTCCTTCTCTTCCTGAAACAATTTGTAAGGCTATATTTTTATTAGTGTCTTTAAAGACACCAATGTCTGTAGTTATTGATTCTAAAAAAGTTTCTTTTAAGACATCTAGTTCTTTTTTAAACTTATAAAATATAGCAATCTTTTTATTTTTAAACTTTCTTTTTATAAACTCTGCCTTGCTATTGTCTACAATCATAGAGTTTCCGCTTTCAAATATTATAGTTCCACTATATATCTGGTGAAGCTTCTGCATAAGCTTGACAGGTGTATCGGCTAATATAACTTCTTCTTTTCCCTGTACGACTAAATCTTTTTTTAATCTTGTGGCAAGATTATAGGTTTCAGGTTTCATTTGTACCTCTAATATTTTTTCTTGAGTTTGAACCACAAACCCCGCTTGTTTTTGAGAGTAGCTTATTGTGTAGGGTTTCATTTCGTCAAGTATTGTAAGTAGCCCATCGCTGTAGTCCCTAATTCTAAGTGAGTTTATAATTCTTTCTTTTACATTTACATAATCATCGCAAAACCTATAAAAGTTTTTGTATTTTTTATAAGGGTTGTTGGGTATTGCATAAACTTGATGATACATTTGACTGTAAGATTCGGGGGTAGGTGTACCCGAAAGTAAGATTACATAAGGTTTATTTTTTTCAATTAACTTTTTTACTTGTAAAGCTCGTTTACTGGGCTTTGGAAATGCTCCCATTCCGTGAGCTTCATCACAAATAATCATATCAATATTAACTAAGTCTATCTTGTGAAGCGACTCGTAATTAATTACTGTTAACTTAAACGGTTCCCCGAGCTTTTGCATGTCCGATTCTATACTTGACATGGCTTTCTTTTTGGTAATAAATAAAGCGTTAACCACATTCAAAGAATGGCAGATGCTAAGACTGGTAAGAGTTTTACCAGTCCTAACTTCCATTGCCAAATAACAAAAACCGTAGCGTGTTACAAGTTCGGCACCCTGTGTTACAATTTGTTTTTGATATGGTCTAAGTTTTATCATTTTACTTTTACTATTGGGTCGTAATAAAACTCTCTTAACAAATCTTTAAGTGTTGCTTCGTGTCTTATTGACCCGTTTTCAGGATAATCAAAAAAATAACCTGGTTTAAGATATAACCAGTAGGTTTTGTGATATTCTTTACCATTATTACCAATCCATCCTGTTGTTTCAAAACCTGAAGTATCCTCTATTATAACCTCATCAACGGCAGGATGATTTCTTAATTCTTTTAATGTTCTAACTTTTTTGTGTTTTATTATGTTTTTCATTATGTTAGGTTTAGATTTTAAATTTTATTCTTTCTTTAAATTGAAACAGGTTTACTGCTGTGGAAAAATCTGCTCCACTTAAAAATATTAAACCTTTGTTTATGTCATAAATTGTTACTACTTCCTCAAATTTTTGACCATAATGATTTGTATATTTATAGGCAAATTTATCTCCTGGTTTAATGTCCCAGTCTGATTTAATTTTGTAGTTAAATTCTTGACCAACTTTTATGTTTGTATTCGTGTTGTTTTGTTCTGTTATATTCATAATATTAAATTTAAAATTAGATACGAATATACGAAAATTAAACGAGAATTGCAAATTCCCTCGACAAGTCAAAAATTATTATAACCATTTTTTATATAAATTTGATGTTAGTTTTTGCCATTTTGTTTTATGGTTAAATGTGTCTTTTACTTTTACTTTATCTAATCTACTTTTTATTTTAACAAACCCTTTTTCTTTAAAATAATTTTCATTTAGATATTCTAAGTAATTCTTTTTTTTATTGTTTGAATTTATCATCAATGTGTTTTTTAATTTTTTTACATTTTTCATATTCCTCCATGTTTTCAAAATAATTTAAAAGATTGACTACGGTTTTTTTTTTGATTTTATCACCTGGATTATGCATTACATATGGATAGATAGACATAATTATATCTTCAACTGGGACTTTATTTATAATTATATAGTAAGAGTTCCTGTGAGCTAAATCTATTTGTTCTTCCGTTGTCATAATAGCTTTCTTTGATAATTTATTTCATCTAATCTTTTCATTCTCATCCACTTGCCCTTTTGGTCTCTTCCCTCCTCTGGGGTTACACCTGTTTTATACCTCGCATAAGAAACCATCCACTTATTAAACCTAATTCTACTAATAGACATTTTTGCTCTTGGCCCGTAGTCTGGGTATTCGTCTATAAAATTAAAATAACAATCTTGAAAATGTATTCTGTGGTCTACCACCAATGCTGTATTTGGTTGGTTTCCATTTATCAATCCACACCACTCTATAAAATCGTGACAGGTTTCTGCTGATAGTTGTCTTATTTTTAAGTTCACAAACTTGCTTTCAACCAGCCCGTTTGTCAAATAATCTTGCAAACACCTTATCATGTAGTTGTCAAAATCACACCACTCATCATCATTCCAGTCTCCAAACATCAGCTTGCCAAATTCATCAAGTGGTGTAAAGTTTTTATTATAATGCTGATGAAGTTCGAGCTCCCATTTTCTTCTAGCAAAAGAGTTTCCCGCACCTTTGATTGCATAGTTTGTGGTTATTGCTATCTTGGGGGATTTACTAAAAGGTATCTTAATCGCATCTTTGTTTTTCTTTTCTAATGTAAGTCCTTCTGTAACGACTGAGAACAATCTTTCAAAATCAAAATATTTTTTAACATCATCAAACACAAGTATCTGCGTGTCTGCCGAAACAAGCTGATACGCAAAAGACCTTTCAAACATAAAAGATTTACCATCAATTGTAACAATTTTTTTCATATGAGCTAAAGCCGTCATAAATAATCCCTTTCCTGTACCTCCCTCTGGGTTGTCCGATATTACCTCATCATTTAAAATTACGGCGGGACAATACGATAAGTTTTTGTATCCGTGCATTAAAAAACCTATGGTAGATTCCATTGACGACACTCTACTTTCTTCTTGGCCACATATGTTTTTTATAAAAGTTTGGTAATAACCGTCCTCTTGCACTCCACACAAATTAAAGTTTCTGTTTATTACATGGTCTTTCCAAACATATCCCCCTAAATCTAAATAATCTATGGGCACTATTTCGTTCTTGGTAATTTTTACTGCACAATTTTTATAATACAAGTAAGAAGTTTCTTTAGTGTCTTCAATAAAATAAATATCTATGGTTGATAACATAGACAAAAACTCTTCTTTAAAAAAACGAGTGTTGTCTGCAAAATAATTATAGATAGACATGTCATCGTCTTCAATTAAGTGGTTTAAAATAAAATCCTTTATTTGTTTTTCATCAGTATGGTCTATCAAGTTGTTAGTAACTTTCACGAACACATAGTTCTTGCCTCCTTCGGGGCAATATTTATAAAACCCATTGTCCTCTAAAAAATGTTTGAAAAGTATGTGTATAATTTTAATTACCCCTTTATCTGTTTTGCTCCAAAACTTTTCCTCTTGATTTTCTTCATCTAATCTTTTTAAAACTGAATCAATAGTTCTGTCTTCAACCTCTTCATCTTGTAGTTGTTGTTTGATTTCATTTTTAGAAGACCCTCGTTTCAATTTTACTTTTATGTTGTTCAGCCTGTCCTCATCCTCATAATATTTTGTGCCAAAATTTGCCGTGTTTGAGTAGGCCGAATCAATAGTTCGTGTTATCTCTACCTCATTAAAATCTTTTGTCTTATAGTTTGAAAGAACATAACCTGCTAATGATTTGTTTATCCCAAAGTCATTGAAAGCACTGGCTAACACGAAACAATTATTGTTTCTTTGTCCTTCTACCATTGGATATTTTTTCTTCCACCAAATTAAAAGTATATCTACAATCTTGTTTTCATCTGTAATTGGAATGGTTGGTAAATCTTTAATTATATGTTTCTCTTCATAATCTTTCTCTTCAATCTTATCCCAAACGCTTGAGTTTGCATTAATATAAAGCAATGGGTCGTAGCTTTCATAACAAACTCTTGATACATTTTTACAAGTCGGGTCAAAATGTGGGTTGTCAAAATGAGATTGCAATGAATTAAAATACTTTACATGATTATCTACATCTTGCGGTATCTTAACTAATACTTTAAGTCCTTTTCCTGATGGAGATATAAACACCGAATACACATATGGGTTTTTTGTAAGCTGTTCTTTGTCTTGCAATAGTCCTTTGTTTTTTTCATATCCATCAAAATCTAAACAAATAAATCCTGAATGATGCTGTATCGAACTATCGTTTCTTTTAGTGAATATTCCTGAAAAGCAAATAGCGGGTAAGTTTTTCTTCATCTCATTTCTCTCATCTTTTCTCTTTTCGAGGCGGATACTTTTGACAAGTTCTTTGCTTGCTCCGTGTTTGATTCTCTCTAAAATACTATCCATTGTCCTGTGAAATGGAGTGTCTGTTTCTTTAATATTTTGAAATATTGTTATGTTTGGTGTCATCTTGTGTTAGGTTTGTGTTAAGTTTATGTTATCAATCTCTTTGATTTTCAGTTAGTTGCACACTTTGTTAACTTTTCCTTATGTATGTAGGAAAAAAAAATAATATAATAGTAAATATATATATAGAATAGCTAAACAAAAAGTCAACATTTTTAGCACTAAAAAAAGGGGAGTTTCCTCCCCTCTCTTTTACTTTAGTCAACTTAAAATGGTAATCCATCTTTAGTTTCATGTGTTGTATTTTCAACTGAAGCTTCTACCTTTGGTGTCGGCTCCCATGTATCTAATTCCATGTATAGATTACCAGACTTAGCAGTCTTAATATCTATGTTGACCCAACCTTTTTTTTTGTGCTCTTTAAGAAAGGCGACTGCTTCATCTACTTTAACACTCATGCTTCCTACTACAAAGTCGGGAGCATTTGGTTTTCTTTTGAAAGAGAATCCATCTGCAAAGATTTTTTCCTCTTCTTGTACTTGATTATTCATATTATTTACTTATTATTAATTTTTGTTCCAATAATCTTAATGTTTCAGAAATGATTTGACTCTTTTCTTGTTGATTTTTACAAGTAGTTGGAACCTCCACTCGAAAAAAATCTTTCTTTTTTTTAAATAAGTTTATCATATATAAAATAGTTTTCTATATCTTCAGTCGGATTATCTCCATAAAACTTTTGATATATTTCTATTGCTTTCTCTACCTTTTCCTCTCCTCTATCTATAAAGGATTGTTCTGGCTCAAACATGCCAACCATCTGAGTTAGTTTGTCCACCACATAAAAAACAAGTGGCCTGTCAAACAAACATTGATATATGTAACACTGACTATCGTAATTATATAATGTTGCTTTTCTTTTAAAGTCATTGATATTGCTTGATGATTTTAAATCAATAATTTGATTCTGGCCAAGTATATCCGCTTTGCCCTTCCACATTAGTCCTTTGATTTCTTTAATCATCGGCACTTCATATTGGTTATCGGGCGAATATAATTCATCAAAAAAAATAATGTTACTATTAATTGCACTCACCCAAGAGTGAACATCATCAACCTCTTTTTGTAACAATGCTATTTCAATTCTGTGTTCTGCAATAAATTCCCTGTATGCTTTGTTGTTTCTTGTCGCCACATCAACCACTGGAAATTGTTTTGCTTTTTCGGGCTCTAAAATAAGCTGATGGAAAAATCTTCCAACCGCAAATTCTTTAGTGTCGGGACGAGACACTCCAAACTCTTTTGGATTTCTTAACAAAGTTCCTATGTCGGAGTTGGAAAGATAATTCTTCCCAACCCCATTATAATATTCGTTGTCGTCTAAAAGTTTCTCTAATATTTTTTTCATGTCTTGATTACATTAGAGATTTCTTTTTTCACATTTGCTTTTATCTTGTATTTCTTTTGAAGATTAGAAACAAGCTTTGCAATTCCCAAATTTTTATTTGCTACCACATAACTTAAAACTTTGTCCCAGTTTTCATCTCCAATATTTAAATCATAAACAGTTGTTGTTTGGGGTGCTTCTTGTTGTGCGATAGCATTGGCTACCTCGTTGGCTGAGGCTACTGAGGTGTCTAATCCAATACCAAAGTTTCCTAAAGCTCTACCCCAAGCTGAAGTCTCGCAATTTTCTACATAACTTGTTTTGTTTATAAAAGTACTTCCTTTACTTTCCTCTGCAAGTCCAGTAGCTATTGTTCTGCCTTCCTCATCTTTGATAATTGCTTTGATAAGAATCGTGGCGTCTGTCTTGTCTAACACTTTGCTTTCAAGTGTGTATCTGTTGAAATATTTTCTGAAATGTTTTAGTCTTTCATGGACTTCAACATAGTCCTTTCCTTTTATGCTTATTGTTTTTAATTTATTCATAATTTTAGTAGTTTATCGGTTATTAATTTATATTTATTCATCAATCTTTCTCTTGAGTTTTTTAAAGATTGTATTTGTTTTGGATTTTTTTTACCGTTCATTTCTAATTTTATTGAAACTTCAATTCTTTTTAGTTTGATTTTATAGTTGTCAAGCGCAAGCATATAGCACCCATGCCTCCAACCGCCCTCAAAAAAAGCAAGTAGTTGATTCTCGGTTAGCTTTTTATAGTGATGACCACCCAAAGCGGTGTTAAAAATACTTGTTTCTCCTGTGTTATTATCTTTAAGTATTTTACAACCGAACACCATTCTTGCTTTATATTCTGGTCCGTTTAAGTTGACTGCGTAAGGGTCTTGTACCGCTTGTTCAAATATATCTTTCATTCTGTATTCCATTAAAACATATCTTGAGTTTCTAATAGTATGTCTGATATTATATTGCTATAATCCCCATCTTCTACTATTTTTCTTTCTACCTGAGCAATTCCATGTAAGATGGAAGAGTGGCCCACATCATAACCATTCCCCGACATATAGTCTTGAATGTATCTTAATCTCATAGGCCTCGTATAACACAGGTAGTATAACAAATGTCTTGCGTCTACGACTTTTCTTTTTTTAGTTTTGTCAAATAACTCGTCTGTATCTATACCGAAAAGATTAGTTACTTTTACTACATACTGATTGAATATTCTTATTTTCATTTTGTTTATTTTGATAATGTTTAAATTGTTTTTGACCTTTTAACATACCATCGTACATGTCGGTCATAAGTTTCTGTAAAGTTTGTTTGTGCATAGTAAATGTTTGGTTTGATAAATTTATAAAATGTTTAACTATTGTCCAAATTTTACTTGGTCTTTTTTCTTAATAATTTTAGCTCTTATCTTATCGTTTTCTTTTTCCATCTCAACTTTTAGTAAGATGAAGTATCCAATTAAATCTTTTATGGTGTCCTCGCTTGAGGCAACACCACTGCACTTGTTTATGCCTAAAGTTTTTATGCGGGACAATTTGTCATCTATTCTTGCGCACAAACCCTCTGTTGCGTTTAGTTTTGAAAAGATGTGCGGAGGGTTGTTTGCGGTGTCTCCATAATTTTTGTTCTTCTCTAACAAAAGCAACACAACATCTCGTGCCACTTGTTTTATATATTCTTCTGTTGTTTTTTTCATACCCCTAACATCTTATATGTTGTGTAATACAAGTCGCTCTCTAACATTTTAAAATCACTTGTTTCCATTTGGTCTTTTCCATAATCTAAATACCAATTTCCACTTTCCAACATTTCAATTTTTAGTCCACCAATGTAGCACATCACTGCCACACATTTTTTGTGCAGTGGCACATCTTTAAACCAGTTCTCATATTCCTCTCGGGTTAACAATCTCCCAGTGTCTTTAAAGACACTTATTGATAGGGGCTTTTGATTGTCTGCGTATCTCAGCAGTCTGCCGATATAATGTCTATCGGGTTTGGGGCGAAGCTTTTCTGCTTCTACTTCTGTTGTAAATATATTCATAGTTTTAGTTTTAAAAAAGCGGTTTGTTTTTTAAGAGTAACCACCTAACGAAAGCTCTTGCGTTTTTTTATATGTCTCTAAGTGTTTTTATTGAGGAAAATGTAATGTTCGACATATGATTAAATGCCTGTCCCTCAATATATTCGTTTATGTCTTGCTTTATATTCAGTTCATAAATTCTCTTTATGTCATTTAATATCTCTATGTAATCTTTTTCATCAAACGAATATCCTTTGCTATCGCATATGTTTTTTACATCTTGAATAGTTATTGTGAAACTTATTTCTATCATAGTTTTAAGTCGGATACTCGTACATACCAGTACCCATTGTTTAAGATTTTTTTTGCTTGGTGAAACCAATTTTCTTTCTTTTGTTTGCCCACATATATGAGCACTTTTAAGTTCAAAGAAATTGCTTCAATTACTTCTTCAACAAACTCTACTTCCTGGTAGGTGTTGTCGTCATACAGGACAAACAATCTAAAGTTGTTCATAATCTCTTGTATATAAGTTTGTCCCTGCTGACATTGTTTGGTTGTGTCTAACCAAATGCTATCGTTAAGTTTTATCATGTTGTTCATTTCTTTTTGACTTTCATGTTTTGTTCCATAAAGATTCTTATTTTTCTTTTCCACTTAACCTTTTCTTTATCGTTTTCTACATATTCGGGAAAACAAAACCAATACTTTGGCTCTTTTTTGAAAAAATTTCTGATGATATATCCTATTGCTTTCATAGTGTTATGTTTGGTTTATACCAATGTACGACAATATTTAGACAATTCCAAATTTAGTTGTGGGTTTAGAAAATATTTCCATCTGCGTACCCGCTTGCTTCGGCATCTATAATCGGGTGCACTCTGTTTATGTAGTCCCTATATTTTTTATACCACTCGAGCTGTTGATTTCCATTTCTTAATCGTGGTGCAAAACCTGTTTTCTTATGCTTGTATATCAGGTTACCTTCCCAGTTTATTATATGATAGTCATTCCCCTCTACTTTATCGTGGGTTCTTTTTGCTTCTGTATCAAATAATTGTTCTACTAATTTTTTTAATTTATTTTTTTCCATATTACATTCTTAATTTTATTTGTTCATAAACTTTATTAGAAATATTTTCGTATTCCTCAGCTTCTAACTCATGACCAAAATCTTCAAATATTCTGGGCATTATCATTTGCTCTGACATATAATCTATTATGCCATCAGCAAGTTCTATTATTTTTTCTCTTTGTTTCATTTTAGATTTATTTTTCATAATTTTTAATATTTAAATGTTTTGTGATACTTCTCTCCTTTTGATTGTTCTGTTATGTTAAAGTAAATCCAACACTTTTTTGCACCTCCATTCAAAAGTATGTTTATTTCTTTTCGTCTGTACCATGTCGGGTGGTTTTCCAAAGCGTCTAAACTTTCTAAGGTTGGCATATCTACATTGAACACATCTACTTCTACATTGTGCCCTTTGCCTTTCTCATTCAAAAGAAATGGCAACCCCTTAACAATTAAGGGGTACCTGTCTTGAGTCGTTCCGCTACCGACAAACTCTTGGTCTTGCAAAAAATTTCGGTGGTTTCCAAACCCTCTTTTCAAAGTTCCATACACTGCAACAAGTTCTTTGTTGCCCTCGTACTTCGGTGTATCAAATTGTGTAAAATCCATTACTTGTTCCTTAGAAAAACTTTTATCACAACTTACACAATAGTATTTGTTCTCGGACAACTCGCTTGCATCATACATCAAATCGTTGGTGCACTGAACACAGACATTGCTTTCATTTTTCCAATCAAACTCGTCTTCAAATTCATTATGGTTTTCAAAAACAAATTCACTTGGGGCACTGGTACCAACTCCTACATTACCCGCCCACCTCGAAATATAACTCGGTGTCTTGTAGGTTGTGAACACATTGTCTTTAGAGTACCAAACTTTATCTTTGTGTGTCCAAAGGTGCTTGTTGTATATTTGGAAAGTTCTGTTTCTTGTGTTAATGGTTGCAAACCTAACCAAAGAATACTGAGCAAGTTTTTGTTTCCAAATATGTCTTTCAATCTTACCCAACTTAATGGCTAAATCTTGAGTGTCGGTCATGTTCTTGTTTCCCAACTCGCTAATAGTTCCGTTCATCATGAGCAGTTCGTTGTGCTTCTTACCACATTTAAATGGGTGCGTGTTTTCTTTACATATTTTTCCAATCGTTGCGTATCTAAAATGAGCAATGAAGGGTCTTGTTGTATTTAGTTTTTTGTAATCTTTAGATTCATGATAAGATACTTTGAAAGTATCCAACCATACTATCCCCAATCCATGAGGATTTTTCCTCGCTGAATTTTTCAGGACTTGTTGCGAAATCTTGTTTCGCTTTTGTTTTATTATTATTATACACATTTGTTTTAAGTATTTAAGTGGGGTGTCTTTGAAGACACTACCCTAAGGTTAAACATAATTTAAACAAAGGTACGACATTCTATCGACATATACAAATACCTCTGTTGCTTGATAATGAGGGCGGAAACTAATCCACCCTTTCGAGTACACAACTCTCATCAGATTATCTATTGCGAAATATTCTTTCGCATTAAAAGTTTCCTTCTGCAACTTGAAAACATTTTAATCCCCTGCTTCGCCACATCTTAACGACTTTATCCCTGTCATCAAAGACGCACACAATTCTGTGCATAGCAAAACTTGGGTCGTCCCATTCATCAGTAATTTCTTGCTCTTGCTCTATGAGTGCGTCCAACCATTCCTCTTTTAAAACATCATCGGGTTTCATCAACTGGCTTGTGGGTCTCATCTTTATGTCGTCATAATATATGTTGTACTTCTCCAACCACTGCTCAGTGGCTTCTTGCGTTCCCGCTGAACGACCGCTAAATATTATTATTCGGTAATCTTTCCACAAGTGCTTCGCAATTTCTACCACTGCATGATTTGGCCTGTCAAGTTTGATATTGTTCGGGTCATAGAATTTGTCCCAATCAATCTTGCCATCTGGCTTACTGGATACTTCCCTTCTTTTGCTTATATCGGCAAGTGTTCCATCTAAGTCAAATATTATTACTTTATTGTGTTTTCTATTTAAGTGTTTTAGATTCATAATTATTATTTTAATTGTTACTTACAAAGGGGGTTTTTAATCCCCTCTGTTTCGCCACCTTTCTGTGTTGCTCGTCAGAGTAACTAATTAAACTAAATATTCGGCGACTTTCTTTTCGGCCTGTTCTCTTGTTAGACCAAATTTATCCATGAGGTTTTTAACTCTGATTAACCTCCTGTTTTCTCTCCTCGCTTTTGCGTGGTGTAAAATGTTATTTTCTATTCTGTGTCTATTCATAATATTTATTTTATATTAATTCATTTATGTATTCAAAAGTTCTTTGTAAAGATTTTAGGTCTTTTTCTACCCAGTAATTTACATCTTTTAAATGGGTAAATTTTACCCAATCAAGAGCGTGGAGTAACTCAAGTTTCTTTTTTATCTTATTTCTTTCTATATCTATATAGGTTAGGTTTGCAAATAACTTAATTATCTCTTTATTCTTTTTTTGATAATTGGTTTTGGCTTCTTGTATATTAGTATTTTTCATGATATTTTTTTAAATTTTTGTAAAATATTTTATTAATTAATTCTTCTGTTATATTGGGGTAGTCTTTCAACTTCTCGATACAATCAATAGTGTCCCCAGTGTAGTAACATTCATGGTTTGAAAGTTCTCGTTTGATAATTGTTTCAATTCCATTCTCTGCGATATCTTGTTTTATCGCATTAGTATAAATCTTGTTAAGTTCTTTTAAAACTTTTTTCGCTTGATTTCTTGGGCAATACATACCCTGTCCAAGTCCAACGATTTGGTCTTGCTTTGTTAGAAAGTGTTTTCTCATGCCTTCAGCAAATTGTTCATTGTCGAATGCAAAGAAAACTTTTCTTTGTTTGAATAGGTTTGTTTGTGCTTGTTCTGTGTAATCGTTTAAGTATTTCATAATAATAATAGTTTAAAAATTAATTGTTACACCATTAAAAATGGTTTGATATAGTATAAAAAGAATGCCTGTAAAACTCATTAACATTAGCTTATAAATAAACAATGCTAAAACTGGATTTGTGTCATTCCAAATTGATTTGATTAAGTATTTCATATAATTGTTTTTAAAAGTTAGAGAGCGGGAGGGGACTCGAACCCCTCTAAATTTCCAAACCGCTCTGAGAGTGTCTTTAAAGACACTCCTTAGGGCATAAATACACTAACTTCAGACCCTCTTACCAAATCAACCCATTCATCAACTAATACATCGTAGTTCCTTTTCAGGTCTGTGTCAAACCATACCAAATGGGCTTGATGAAAAAGGTCTCTCGCTGGTCTAAAAGCCCCCCTATTGGTTACCTCGCTTTTAATCCATTTCCAACCCTCTACATAAGGAATTACATACCTGTTGAATTTACTGGTCAAAATCATCCTTCTAAAATGCCCCGCCAGTGTTCCCAACCAGTCCACCTTTTCAGCGTTCCCCTCGTACATGCTCATCAGTACAGGTCTAATAATCTTAAGGAATTTTTTATGCGTTCCATTCGGATTATTAATTGAAAAGTCTAAAAGATGATAACAAAGTTCATATCTCCTCATCATCTGCTTGACGCTCTGTACTCTGCTCGGGAGTCGCAACTCAATAGCGTGGTCCATGATTTTTACTGGGCAGTATTTATCATGCCTACCCCCTAAAAAATCATTTAAATTACTATTGTAGTCACTGGGTTTTATTGATAGGTTTCTATTGCAGTAGCTATTCGTTAACCTCTTTCTGAAAATTGCGTAAAAGATACCAAAGTTTTTTCTGATTTTCTCAGCAACTTCATAACCGCTTAACCCATGAACGCTCAAAGTAATATGCCCCCCGCAACTTCTATCGGATGGGCTAAACTCATCAGAGATAATTTTCTTTGCTTCAACAAACATATTGAAAACTTTCGTTCTCCAAAGTGATTTCGGCAACAGAGGAAGTACATGAGTAACCGCTTCAACTCCGCAAGAGGAATCAGTTTCAAACCCTTTAAAAAGCGGGTACTCTATAACTGCCCCCCTGTGAAATCTTATTTTTTCAATTTCGAAACCGATATTAAATTTGCTTTCGATTTCATTCGGGTCATCCGCATATCTTTCAACAACATTCGTTGTTCTTATCCCTCGTAAATCAACCTTTTTCGCTTTGTTGATAAACTCGGGGTCGGGGCTTCCATGATACCCCCTGACTCTACCTCTGTCAGCATCGCCAGTAATTTCAAATTTTACTCCTGTATCAATCATAGCTCTGAGATTTTTAAATTAATTAAATTCATTGCTTCGGTTAAGCACTCCACATCATTTAAGGTTTTAACCTCATCAGGAAAAATTTCAAATTTTATATGAGAAAATTGACCAGTTCCTTTCAGGGTTAAAATTGCCTTTGGTCTTTCGATTACTTGAGCATTCCCTTCTGTTAATTCCGCCTTTGCGAATTTGTGCAAACTTTCAAGACTTCTTGAGGTGCTTTCGCCGTTGTTCTCTGCCTGTGTGCATTCTCTTTTGAATTTCGTTACAACTTGCGGATTTTCCTCGAGTAATTTACCCGCTTTTACCATTTTGAAAAAATATGATTTTTTCCACCCAAAAACTCTTTCAGCAAATATTTCAACATTTACCCAGTCCACACCCTCAGTGTCCATCAGACTTTTTGCTTCATCTGATTTATACCAGTCATTGGCCTTGTTTACGATTTTAGCAAGTTTTAAAGATTTTTCAAACTTACTTTTTTTCGCATCTCCTATCTGTTGAGATAGGTTTTGAATTGTGTTAATCGGAACATGATTTCTTACCCCAGTATGAGATAAAAACTCTTGTTCAATTTGGTTTAGATTATTCATGATTTTTAATATTTAGTTTAATTATTTTTTAATTATTGTTTAAATATAGTTCATTTCAGATAAGTAGACAAGTGTTTTTTATATTTTTATTTAGATTTTAGTTAAATAGTTGATTCTCTACCTGTTAAATAGGGTCTAATTATTGTAAAATATTAGAGTAATTTTCCTGGAGCGGGTTATTACCTTTCTTTTCCTGTTGTGAGGGAAAGGTTAAAAGGTGTCTTTAAAGACACTTTAAAGGGGGAAAAATGGAATATAAAAGAGAATAGGGCCGACACAATAAGCAAAACAATTGTATTTGACAGAGGTAGGATAAAAAGCTAAAAAATTTGGCCAACCCGAGACAAAACAGACCCCCACCCCCAAAAAAAAAAGTCATTTTATTTTTTTTAGATTTGTGCGTGTGGCGATATATAACCTCCAGCCTCTATATATCTAAAATAAATTTGTATCTTTACATAAAAGAATCAGTTATGCATTACAAGGATATGAAACCTTCAGAGTTAGGATACAGAGTTCAAGATGGGAGATTAATTAATGATGCTCCAGAATTAGTTTCTGGAATTTCAAAAGCTGCAATCATGAGAAAAGAAATGAAGAGCAGAACATTAACTCAAGACATCGCACTAGGTATCGAGCTAGCTGAAGATAGAAAAAACATTAAAAATATCATCAAAGGTATTTAAAGATACTTCCCTTTATTGGTAGTGTTTGGTTTGAGAGGACTCTAGGGTCCTCTTTTTTTGTCTTGTTTCATGTAAGCTTTTATTATAATATGTAGAGTTTGTGTACAGTTTATGTAGAGTTTAAAAATATAACTTATTGTAAATCAGCTTATTGAATTAAAAATGTCAGAAATGTTAAGTTTGAAGCCTCGTATATGGAAACGATATACATGTGTTAATAATATATATATATAGAGTATGAGGGGTTGAACTGCTCATATTGTATTAATTGAATTATTTGTTTACCTTTGCATATCAATTAAATTAAATTCAAATGAATCCAGGTTACACTCCTAAAGAACTACATTTTTCACAACCAGCAAGAAATCAATTAACACAAGGCATAGCAAAAATTGCTAAGGCTGTAAAGAGTACATTAGGCCCTAGAGGTAATACTGTATTAATAGAATCTCAAGACCATACTCATGGTATAACTGTAACAAAAGATGGAGTTACTGTTGCGAAATCTATATCTCTCATGGACCCCGTTGAAAACCTTGCAGTTCGCATGATGAAAGAAGCGGCAGACAAGACTGCAACTTTAGCTGGTGATGGCACGACTACAGCTATTGTTTTAACTGAAGCTTTAGTAGAACATGGGACTTGCGCAATGGGTGAGGATATAAATAGAACCGAAGTTTTAAAATGTTTAGTTGACCAAACGAAATTAGTTGTAGAGGAGTTG